GCACGTCTTTTGTAAATGTTGTTTCTGTGCCAGTGGTTGCCGCATCTGTAATACCATATCCACCAAGTGTAGTAGGTTTTCCTGAAAGTGAACCAAACGCACCATCAAACGCATCAGTAATGCCATATCCTGCTAAGGTAGTTGGTTTGGCAGAAATATCTGCAAATTCTAAATTGTTAATTGTAACTGTATTAAAATCAATTGAAGTAGCACCAGTAAAGTCTACAATGCCATTTATACTTGTCGTTCCTGTGTTACCAATTGTGATAGCATTAGTTTGCGAAGTACCTATGTTTATATCACCATGTGTACCACTAGAACCATTACCTCCTACTATAGCAAGGTCACCACCATTGCTGTTTAGGCCAGTTGAATCTCCTCCTGATAATTCAAGTGTACTACCTTTAGTAGTTGCCGAAGTTTCATCAGTTGGTTGCAAATTTGTTGATTGTAAAGCACCGCCTGCTGTAAGTGCATCGGTAATACCATAACCTGCAAGTGTAGTTGGTTTTCCTGTCAAACTTGCAAATGATTGTGCTGGTACGCTTGTTAAGAAATTTGTGCCAGTAATAGTGCTACCTGTAAAATCTACTGCTGTGTTTTTTAAGTCTACTATTGTACATCCAGTAAAGTCCGGTATTCCTGTTAATACAGGTGAATTATATGATGCAGAGACAGTGATGTTGCCATTTATGTCACTAGATGTGTCTATACCTGTACCACCTACAATTTGTATTGTATCACCCTTGTTTACCACTCTTTGTGTTGAATCGTCGCCTGTTATACTAAAATTAAAATGTCCTGCTGACACCGTAGCTATTTCACTATTAACATATGCGGTTGTTGCAAATCCTGCTGTATTCAAATCAATAACAGTTTGTACTCTAGGATCAGTAAAGTATTTGTTAGTGGCTCCTTCTGATAGTTGGTCTGTGTTTTTTGCGGCAAGCCTTGTATCCCATCTTGTTTCAGTATAGTATAAATTTCCTGGTCCTTCTGGTAAATCGTCTGTTGTTTTACCATTAAAATATTTGTTTGTTGAACCTTCTGGTAAATCGTCTGCTGTGTTGTTGCCTAAGGTTATTTTTCCTGATACGCCATCAACTAATATAGTGCTGTTATCTGCAAACACACTTCCTGTAACATCACCTATCATAGGACCAAATAGTGTACCTGTTGTTCCGTCCATCATTACTTTTGAATCATCAGCAAATACACTTCCAACTATATCTTTGGCTTGAACTACATTTCCTCTTACTACTAAATCACCTGTAGAAGAGCCGCTTAATCTAACTCCATTTATAAAAATAAAATCTGCTACATATAACTCTGACCAACGTTTTGTTGTTGAACCTAATGAAATGTTGTTATCTGTACCTGGAATTATATCAGTGCCAAAATTTGTAGTATCTGTAAAGGTACCGCTGTAAAGTTCATCGAAGTTATCGTTCACTTTTGAAAAAGCTGTACGTAACGGATCACCATCACCTTTGTTTTGTGACTTACCAATGTTTATTATTTTCTTTGCCATTATATTTTTCCTACGATAATTTCAATAGTTCCTTTACCACTATCTTCTTTGTTTTCTAGAGCTTTACCAATTATTGTTCCTGGCTTAGGGGTATTGTTCACAACTGCATGTCCTGCGACACCACTTGCAACCAACATGTCACCTTTTTGCACAAGACCTATTACTTTACAAGGTACGCGGCCTGTCATTGCAACATCAGTTGGATGTTTACCTTCTAATTCTGAATTCATTAAGTATGCAGGATTCGTTGATACAACTCCTGCTACTCTGTGATCGTCTTTAGTAGTAGTGACTGTAATTTCTTCTACTCCTCCTAATACAACAACTGTGCCTGCTTCATACGCTTCATCAGCCAAATATTTTTCAGCTAAGTCAGCGTACCTTGCTGTGGTAGCTGTACCTGAGAACGTAGTAGCATAAACAGTATTAAATTTAAGTGGAGTACCTCCTCCTTGACCTAAGTTAATAGTGTTGTCTGCGTTTGGTAAAATATTTGCATTAATCCTACCATTCATTGTTATAGTATCAGAAGCATCAGAACCTAATGTAGTGTTTCCTTCAACTGATATTGAATTTGTAACTTTAGTCAAAGTGTTTGCAACTTGTACTCTTACTGCACCTCCAGTTATGACTTGAATTACATCAGCAGCCGCATCAGTAAAGCCTGTACCTGCACCTAAACCAATACCAGTGCCTGTTGCATCTCTTTCTCCATTAGCTTCAATAAAATTACTGTAAATCCAATCACTTGCAATAAATGATTCGCCTGTGTAACTAGAACCTTGATGGAATATAGATTCAGTGCTGATGTTTGTTGCACCAACATCTAAGTTACCTGGTATTTTGACAACTGGAAATGTTACAGTCGGACTAACACTACCGCCAACTGCTGTAAGTATTGTACCTTGTGCAGGTGTTTTAAATGTTAAAGTACCTGAGGATTCAGCTAAAATTTCATATGTAGCATCACCACCAATTATATAACTGTTTGCTTGGATAGCACCTGAAGTTTTTCTTCTTGCTAAAGTATCTCCTGTTGATGCATCGGAAACAACTGTTACGCCGTAATTGCCTGCACTTAATTTAATAAGAGCAGATCCAGGATAGCCTGTATCTGTAGAAATGATCGTATTAGTAAAGTCTGCATCTACTATACCACTACCAGCTGATATAGCATCAGCAAATGATACTTCCTCAACTGTGCCAGTACCTGCTGTAGTTCTTCCTAAGACTGTACCTGTTGTAATATTTTGAAGTTCTGCAACTTTAATACCACCATCTTTTACTCTCACAAAACCATCTACTGTTTCAAAATTTTCATCACTAAATTTAGCAAGCCCTAAATCAGCTTGTGTTTTAGTTGCTGAACCAGACCATCCGTTTGTAGCATCGTCTTCATCAAATGTGTTTGCAGATTGCAAAGATAATTTACTTTGTACTATTGCTGCACTTGAATTAACATCTGCGTTTATAATTGCTCCTGGAGCAATTTGTAAATCAAATTCTGCATCGGTTGCTGTTCTTGTTGTATTGAGATTAATATCACTACTTGTTGCTTCAGATGCGTTAGCCCATTCGTCTGTTGGCGCTGTTAGAACAACTGCTGTAGCAGTTCCATTAGTTAGAGTATCGCTAACTGTAAAAGCTCCTGCTCCTACAGTATAGGTAACAATAGTAACACTATAACTGTTACCGACACTACCTAATATTTGATCTGTTGTATTTTCTAAATCTACAATAGAACCGTTTATCGCGGCATTGCCATTAACATTAATTGTTTGTCCTATACTCCAAGTACCACCTGAAGTTGGTGTTATATAAATTCTTTTCTTACCTGTTGCTACAAGTAAATCATCTTTAGTTTGTGAGTTAGTTTCTACACTTCTAAGTTTCTTAACTTCATCAAACTCTCCAATTCTTGCATCTACATAATTTTTATTTGTTGCCGCTGTGCCATCAGTACCAGGAAGTGCTACACCAGTAATTTGATTTGTTCCCATAATCAATGAGCCTTCCATTGGAAACACACCATTTAATGGAACAAAACCTTGTCCAATTCTATTACCTGTTGGTGCTGCTTCAACTTGTGCTCCACCTTCAGTACTACCTAAGCGTCTGTTTACATATGCAACAACTGATTTTTCTGTTGGTACTGCACTAGCAGATGCATCTGCCATTGAATCGTCTGCTGAGAATTCATTAATAGTAACACCTTTGGTAAATCCAAGTGCGTTAGCATTTGATAATCCAATCTCACCTGAGAAAGTAATTAATCCTGTTGCTTGGTCAACGCTAAAGAATTTACCAACTCTAAAGAATCCAAATTGGTCAGTGCTTACAAAAAATACTCTACCTTTTCTTCTTTCCCAAACTTGTGCTTTAGAAGCTGTGTTATCTGTTGTGTAAAATTCTGCTAAACTGTTTTCAGCTTTACCTAAGATGATGTTTGGATAGTTTGAATCATTAAATGATCCTGTACCAATCTGCGTAAAATCATGTCCTGTTGCTCTCACTAGTGAAATACTTACTGTGAGTTCTGCTGTAGAATCAGCATTGATTCCAAGTTTGAATGATTCAGCTGTTGATGTTGACAATCCACTGTTTAAGCCAGTTCCTGAATATGACTTATTAATATTTGTGCCTGCTACATCTTGTATTGTAATATATGCAACTGTAGAATCACTTTCGTAATTTGTAATTTGATGTACTTTACCATTGTGTGTAAACAACATTCCTCCAGCATAACCGCCGTCGCCTGGTTGTAATCCTGCTATGTCTCTTGTTATCCTTGTTATGTCACTGGCTCTAGTAAGTTGTTTGATAGCAATTTTTGTATCACCTTGTGAACTACCATTGCCGCCTACAAGATTAGTATCACCAGTTGATTCAATATCAAGAGTTTCAAATCCTGAGTCTAGTGTTGTGAAAATACTATTTGGACCAACTGCCTGAGCATAAGGATCTGTATTCTGGAAGTCAATACTTCTATATGTAACAGTATCACTTTCATCAAAGTTAATAGCTGTGTTTGGCCTTACGTTTAACTGGGTAGGGTCAGTAATACCGTTAAAGACATGTGATTTAACATTTCTAAATTTAACAAGTGTACCGTTTGGTATAGTTGCTTGTATCTTATCAAAAAAGTTATTTGCTTGAGCCGAGTCAACTGCAATGTTAAGTTTGTAAATTCTGTTACTTATATTTCCTATACCAAGTGTATTTGCAACTGCTACTACGTCAAAGGTTAGATCGGCTCCGCCACCATTTCCTATGTCAGCATCTGCGATTGTAATTGTTTCACCTGTTGCGTAATTTTGTCCGCCTCGGCTTATTGTAATTGAAGTTGCAGCACCAGTTCCATCAACTGTGATATTAAAGGATGCACCACCGCCAGTAATAGTACCACCTGAAGTATATGCGCCATATGCAGTACCATCAACAGTAGTAGTAAGTGCCTCATCAGAGTACAAATCAAATTGTGTTTCACCTACATTTGAAGAAACTATTTTAGCATAGTATGGATTATTAGTAAGTTGTGTCATTCCACTTACACCAGCAATTACGATTCTAGCACCGTCTCTTAAATTATGTGGAGTTGTTGTTGTAATCCTTACAGGATTAGTTTGAGTAGCACCACTTATATTTTTCTGTGCTCCACCTGAACCTTGAACATTTGAATATGTCCCTGCAGATCTAGATCCGTCTGCTCCACTTATATTTGAAACTGACTCAACACCTGTAACATGTACATCACCTATTTCGCCAAAGATTTGGTCATTATCTGAGTCACTCATAGCTTCAACAGCATTAATTAGATAATCAAGTGTGCCTGTTGAACCACCATGTTCAATAGTAATATGCGAGTTAGGTAGAGGTGCTTGTGCTAGTTCTGTAACATATATTTCTGTATCATTTACTGCATTAGTAAAAGTGCTTGTAGTGACAGTTTTAGCAGGTTGCATTGTTCTGTCGCGAAGTGTAACTTGATCAGGTATTTCGTTTGGATCTGCACCTTCAGCTACCAATCCAAAGTTACCATATCCGTTAGAACAATTTAATGCTCTAATCTCCGAACCATTAAATGCATAAAAAGCAGCATGGTTATAGTAAGTAAATGTAGATACTTGCTCAGATACCGCACCGTTATTACAAACTAAACCATAACCTAAATCGTTTATCTGTGTAAAGTTTTGTGCAAGTAAAGATCTATTTCCAGAAGTTTGTAGGAAAATATCTCTATAATATTTGCCATCACTAAACTGACTTTGGTCGTAACCCGTACCACCATTTGAATCAGCGTCTAAATAAATTTTACACCAACCATTACCGCTATCATAGTCTGAAATAGCATTTATTTGATATCTACGTCCCTCTACATAAAAAGGACATGGTAATAATGGAGGTCTTAAAAATAATCCTTCCCCTGGTAAACTTCGTATCCAAAGCGTAAAGTTATTAATCTTACCATTTTGTAATCCACCTAATGCTGCTCCTGGATCTATTTGTTCTGGTACATAAACAGGTAGGTTAGCAACGTATGCATCTAAGAACATACCTCCAGCAAAAGTTTTCTTGTTTTCACTTTTACTAAAACTTGAACATGCAAAAATATATGGTGACTTGGTTAAAATTTGTCCAGCTGGGTCAAGCACAGTCATAAATCCGCCGTGTCCTTGACAACTTACATTTGAAATAATAGTTCCGTCATTCATCAAGAATACATCCATCTGATTATTTCTTTTCGCTGGATTGTAATCATTATTGAAAGCGTATGTAACCCTACCAACTAAATTTGTAGCAATAGTACCTGTGCCTGATTCTGCAACCCCGCCTGTTAGCACTGGTGCTTGATATGTTGCTGAGCCAGTATTTTGTAATATACTACCTGAAGGATAACTGCCTGTAAATAATTGATTAAGGAACACGCCTATTTGTGTTAATGAATCTCTAGTAATAGCTTCTTGTCCTAAAAATCCACCATCTGCATATTTGGCAACATAATAGTAATAGTATTCGCCTGCTGATTCAGTAACGAATTCTGCGCCACCTCTTGTGAAATCTTTTCTTAATGCGTCTACAATTAATCCAACATCTCTTCTACATTTTTCTACCCCATGTACATAATTAACAAAATTTGTGTTAACAAAACTGATAGTGCTATTTTGTATGCTTAGTACTTGACTTGCATCTAATATAGCTGTTCTTGCAGCAGTAAATTGTGATTCTGCGTAGGTAAAGTTTGGAAGTGTTTCTGCCGGCAGTCCAGAAGTGCTATTAGCAGTTACAACATCTTCAACCACTTGTAACAAGCCGCTGTATTCTGCTTGTTCTGCTGTTGAGGATGCTTCAAGTGTTATATTTTGTGCAACATCTGATTGTAAGCTAGTAACAACATTATCTACTAAAACTTGTTCGCCTATAGTAGAAAGATAATTTAAAGCACCTGCTACTGCTGTCCTTTGAGCTGCATTTGTTGTCCAAAGTTCTGTTGCACCGTCATAGTAACTTTGTGCTATTCTTCTAACGGCACTATTACCGCCATATTGTAAATCATAACTTGCCGCATCAATAACTCTTCCAATTTCAAATTTTAATCTAGTAGCATCTAATGCCGCGCCTGAATGGTTTGTGTTTACCCATTCTGCAATTTCTGCTTGAAGAAATGTATTGTTTGCCTGTAATTGTTTTCTTGCTTTAGTTGCATCTGCATTGACGTCAGCACCTGTAGTTCCAACTGGATAATCGAATTCTAATGGGCCTGCGGCTGTACCTGTGTTAACAGAACCATTTGTAATAATATCTATTATTTCAGTAATTGAATCATCTATCCTAGCAATACCTTGTGGCGTTAATTCAACAGCTGCAATATTTCTAACAAGATATCCTACATATCTAATAGCACTGATTGTTGCTTCTTTATTTGCGGCTACCGCTGTAGCTTGTGGTGTTTGTTGATAATACAATCCTCTATTGACAGCATTATAGTTTGTATTCAATGCCATATCATTGGCAATGTCATTTAAAATTAATTCTACTCTTGTACGCCAAGTTGGTTCATCGTAAGTAATGTTTGGTTTATTTGCATCTACCCATGCAATAACTTCTTCTTGGATAAATTTTTTGTTAAGCCTAATTATTTCTGCGGCTTTAGAGTAATTTCCTACATTAGTTATGCTTGGGCCTATAGATATAGGTCTGTCAGCATCTGTTAGATAATGATAACCAAAAAATCCTTGTTTTACGTTTGACTGATTGAAAAATGGTGTACCAGTATTTGCTGTACTTAATCCATCAAATTCAATGTCTCTGTATAGGTATGTGCTTGCCCAAGGTGATTGTGAAGCTCTATCTTTAGGCTTTATAATTACACGTCTATAATCGTCACCTCTGACTGTAACATTTTCAGGAACTTTAATCGGATAGTCTTCTTCATAAACTCCTGATTCAATATGTACAGTTATTTGTTTACTCTTACTTGTGTTTCCATATAGGATACTTTCACCAACTTCAAAATCTTTTGGAAAAAGTAATTGAACTTCTAATGTGTCGTTGTTTCCATTAGTAGCATCGTTAGAAGTAAGACTAACAATTTTTGCAACTGCTCCTGAAAGTTTTCCTGTAATAATTTTTCCTGGCAGTAAATCGTTATTAGTTGGAATACCTTGATCGACAAAATTTTGTGCTCCGTTATTTAAAACAACTTTGTAGTTACTACCAAACACTTCATCTGAGCCAGAATCAATACCGTTTGTAATAATATTTGTAATTAAATCAAATTTTGCACCTATAGCAACTCTTGCTGTGGCATCACCGTCGCCTCCTACGTTTACCCATCTAGGAACTTCAGTTTGATATATAGGACCGACTTTACCTGTTGTAAATGCTGAATAACCAGCGAGTGTACTGAAAGGTGTAGTTAATGCTTCATCTTGGAATAATTCAAAAGTTTGATCTGTTAATTTTTTAATATAAGCTGTCTGACCATTTATCTGTGTCATACCGCCGGACACAACAAAAGTAACCTGATTTTTATCTACTAGGCCATGTGCTGTAGTTGTACCTACAACAGCTGGAGATGCAATACTGATACTTGATACTGTCTTTTCCTGGTAAAGATCTTGTTGTAGTAGTGCAGTTATAAGATCCTTTTTAAATGTAATAGAAGCAAGTGTTTGCGTCAATTGTGTAGTAATTGCCTTTCTTGCACTTGCAGTTGAATAGTATCTTTCCGCCGCGGCCCTTGTTAGAGTATTTGCATTTAATCCTCTGTTGATATCTAAAGCAATACTATCAAGAATAAGTTTACTATCTAGTTCACAACGTTCTATATCATAAACATGATTAGGAAAAGTAAATTTAATATATCCTGTCAGTTCTTTAATTATGAAATCTCTGTTATTTTCTATGATCCTTCTTGTTTGCTCATACACAGGTGCAACGACATCAGCTATTGTTACTTCAGCATCTTTATCTCCGTTATCTCTTGTGATAATTTGTTTGTAAGGTGCTAAGTCAGCAGTAGCTGGCGCAGAGGCTCTAACTAGTTCTTGAGCTTTTTGCATTGCCGCTTTTATAGTTCTGTAGGCATATGTCCAACCTGTACCTTCTTTACCTTGTGGTACATTTTTCATTAGGTCATCACCAGAAGTAGCAACAAATAAATTTGTTGAGCTAGAATAAGCTGTATTATCTACATAAAATTTTGTTGCGGCTTGCAAATCTTCTTGACCATTAGGTGCACCACCGCCTGCTAATTCTCCAGGATGATCATTTAAATAAAGTTCACCTGTCATTGTGTCGCCTTGTCTGCGAACAATGCTCTTACGTGGCATAGCAACGTTATTTAAAAAGTTACCTGCTAAGGTAGCGTCATATGTATTATCAACTAGGGTATGTGTATCTGCAGCATCAATCGTACCTGATACTGCCACCTTTGACGTATTAGCTATGTCTAAGTTTTGACTAGCGGCAGTAGTAGCATCAGTGTGCAACGTAAAATTATTTTCATCAACTCGTCTAATATAATAAACGGTGTTTGTTGTCAATCCTGATGGATCTGTATCTTCTGCATTAAATTTATAAGCAGTACCGTTTATGCTAGAATCAAATCCATGATTCAACACTTCTACATTATTGTTTAGATATCTATTAATAGTCAAAGTATATTGACTCACACTAGCTGGCTCATCATTAATTCTGACAGGAGAATTTCCAGTAGCATCATTTATTAGATATCTGCTATCTGCATAACCTTTATTAATTACAAGGTCATCGATTGTAATTGTATTATCACCATGGCTTGTTGCAAATTGTTGAGCCGCGGCGTCTGTGACTGACACATTAGCAATTGGTAGATTGTTTGCAAGCAAAGGACCACCTAGGGTAGGTGTCAAGTCATCTGACATTTCTGTAAATGCAGTTGAAATAATTAATTTACCAGCTACATTGTAACTGAATACAATAGTATCTTGTGCGCCTCCACCTAGGGCAGAGTTAGACGCAAGTGTAGCTAATTGTATTGCAGTACCTGCATCATTAACTAATGGAACTGTATTGGGTGTAAGTTCGTTTGGAGTATCTGCCAATGCGGTAAAATTAATTGTGCCGCCTTGACCAAAGACCGCATATAGTTCGGAAAAGTTTTCGTTAGTTTTACGAAACGATTCTCTAATACTATCGCCGGTGCCGTCGTTACCCTCTACACCAATGTTTACTTCTTGTCTAGCCATTTATTGTACTCCGTTATATTGCTGTTTCTGCAAGTTTATCCATATCAAAATTAACACTTACACCACACCCACATGATGATTTTGCGTTGGGATTTCGTACTTCAAAATTAGAACCTATTATTGTTTTTACGTAATCTATTTCTGTACCAAATAAGAACATCATACTTTCATTACCTATTACAAATTTTCCAGTACCTGCATCCATTGTAATATCTAGCGGTTTAATTTCATCTGCTGATTTTATTGTACCCCAATCATATTCAAAACCAGCACAGCCACCGCCTTTTAGGTTTAAACTAACGCCATAGCAGTCGTTTTCTTCACATATTGTATTAATTTGTTTTTTTGCTGATTCTGTAAGTGTACAAACGTTCATTTTGGTTCCTCGTTATATTGTATTTATAAGTTTATTCTATAATCTTTATGTAAATATAATTATGTATATTAGAGAATTTGAAGAAGAAACAAGGCATACTAGGCGTTCTAAATCTGGTAGAAAACATAGTTATAGGCGCAGTAAAACAATAGTAATACTGAGATGCGATAATTGTGATGTAGAATTTAGTCGTGAGAGAGGAACTATGGATCCAAAACGGTTATCTAATAACTATTTCCACGTCTGTCATAAATGTGATGCTAAAACTTTTGCCCAAAAAAAGGGAGTAGAAAAGAAGCAGATGTGGAATTTATCTGCTTCTAGTGATATACCTATTGGTAAACTTTAGTCTTCTTTTTTGTAAATTGTCCAGGCACCGTATGCTATTGCAATACCTGCGGCTATTTTAGCCAATGGAGATAAAAACAATACTAATAATCCCATAATAATTAGTACTGCACCGTCCCAGGAAGTTCGTTCTTTCTTCCTATCTTCTAACCATTTTTTAATCATTACTCACCCTCCTTGTATTTAGATTTGTAATAGCAGAGTCAAATCTACTAATTTTACGTTCTATTACTGCAACTGATGTGCGTAATTTTCGTAATTGGTCATCTAAACTTTGTACATACTTATGAGTAGGAACTTGGTTTTCAAAACCGTCTTCACTCACCATAACTATATGATCAACACCCTGACCTTTGATTCCGCCTGTTACTCTATTAGGATTTTTACCCGATGGCTGTTTCGAGCTGTCTTTGCTCTGGTTGCCATACATCTTGCTCAAGTAATTCATTTTGTTTTCCTTTGTAATATTTATGCAATTCGATACTGGCCAAATTTTTAAATTTGGATTCTACCATAATGTCTGCATAGTCCAAAAAGGTTAATGCCCAGTCATTTACGGCACAATTCCACATCATATCACTATGGGCTCTCAGTTTTCCCTTCTTGTGCCCTTGCTCTTCCAGGGTGCGAAAGCATGGTCTAATTCCTTTACTATGTAGCGGGAGAATATCCTCTCTGCTAACACTATAATGAATAGCAGGACGCACACCACGCCAGCTATCAATAACACGTTTGAATCTATCATCTGTTGGTTCAATGTACTCTCCTCTTGTATGGCACCAATGATGGTGAATATCTAACACCAGAGCGAGATCCTTTCCAAGCTCAAGACTGTGTTCGATTCCCCATTTGTTTTCGTCGTTTTCGATTGTAATACAATTTCTTGCTTCCGGTGTGAGGCTCTTAAGTGCGTCCTTGATACCGGCTGGACCTTTGCGTCCTGATATGTGGACATTGCACTTGAAGTCCTGAAACTTTTTACCGTAGCCCATCCACCTAATGACGTCCGTGTGATATTCAAATTCTTCTATGCTCCTCTTTACAATGTCAGGATTATCTGACGCAAGTACAGTAAACTGACCAGGATGCATAGACAACCTGACATCAAGTTCACGAGCCTTTGCGCCGACGTCAGCAAAGTGCCTTTCACAATATTGTCGTACATCAGGCTTCCGCCAGAAATAAGACCAAGTAGGCTCAGTATATACAGGTAAGACGTCACTTCCCAACCTAACCATTCGTAATTCATTGTCTAATCCTCCTACGTACTCAATTAAGTTGTAATAACTTTTAATGTTGTGGACCATGATATCCCACAAGCGTTCTTCTGCAACATCTCTAGTTTGCCTGTTTAGCCAGGCAACTGTAGTGCTACGAGTATTTAGTGGTCGCTGAATTTCTTCCAGTAATTTCTTCTTGATCGTCTGATCATCGTGCATAAACTTGCATGCAAAGCCAATACGTTTTATCATAGTAATAATATAGCACCTTTTGTTATATAAGTCAAGTCAAACGTTCTCTCATTTTACGTCTACTCAAAACATTTTTATTGAAAGCATAATCACCTAATCCTTCATAGTATCCTTTCTTTTCAAGTATACGGCTACCATTATCCAAATCTGTAATTCTTTGTATCATTACCATAGTGTATAAATCACCAAATTGATTTAACAACCACTTATCTTGTTTTTTATAATTTAACAGACTATTAATAGCATCACATCCACCCACAAGTTGGAGACCATTAATTATGTGTATATTTGTCAATGCGGCTACAATCACAATATCCTTTTCATCATTGAATTTTTCTAATTCTTCTGTAACCATTCCCCAAAAATTATCTAATGTGTAGTCTCTTACTTTAACAACTTTTGCTTTGTCATTTAGCCACGCCGCTTTCGCATAAGGACAATATTGAAATGAGTTGCCATTTTTAAAAGGTTGTGGATTCTTCTTGTCAATTACATCAATCCATTCACTTAGGTATGATTCTAATCTATCTAAAGGATTCATTTCCAATTATTTACCACCCATGGATCTTTACAGTTATGAGGATTGGGATCTCCGTGAAATACAGCAATTAAACAATCAGGCGGCGGTTCAACATGTTCAATATCTTTGAATACTCTGCTTCCTTTAGGTGCACCTGGAGCAAGTTCTTTTGATCTTCTGATTTCCCATTTCCAACTTCTTACCCAATTATCAGGAAAAAGTTTTGCAGGTAGTTGTGCTTTTATAGAAGCATCATAAAGCCAATCTTGATCTCCAAAAAATCTTGCTTGAACTCCTTTGTAATCTTTTGAATAATCTTGCCATAACTTTGCAAGTTGTCCTTTTCTATATCTAATGACAGAACTATTATATTTTTTCCAATCAGGACGTAAATGGCGTGTAAAGTCTCGTATAATACACCAATCATTAGGACTGTATATAAACATATTATCTATATTATTCGATATTACCACATCTAAATCTAGATATAAGATTGTTCCTTGTATAGGAAGTTGGTCGCTGAAAATATATGGCTTACACCACCAACCAGATAAAAACCTTGGCAATTCTATTATTTGAATATTTGGATTGATATCATTTGGGTTGTCAGTAAGGCAATGAAATTTAAAAGGTAAGTTACAATATCTACTTACCATATTGTAAAGTGTGTTTACATAATCTGCTGAATATTTTGTCCCGTGTTTTACACATAAAAAATTGACATCGTCTGACAATTTAGCAGGTTCAGATGTTATAATTGTACCAGATTTAGCAGCTCTTTTTTCTGCTTTTTGTTGAGCTTTGAGACGTCTGTATTCTTGTTTAGAATATTTTGACTTGTCTAGCTTTCCCATTGCTAGTCACCCAAAACATCTTTTATCTTGACAATACTTTCTACAACATTATAAAAATCTTTTAGGTATAATGCATTTGGACCATCACTTGGGGCATTATCAGGGTCGGTATGTACTTCTAAGAAAAAGTTTCTAATACCTAAACCAGCACCTGCTCTACATAATCCAGGCACATAATCACGATTACCACCACTGCTTGTACCAAGCCCGCCAGGCTTTTGAACAGCATGTGTAGCGTCTAGCACAATAGGAACATTATAATTTTTTAACATGTAATCTAAACCGGTAAAGTCAACAACTAATGTGTTATAACCAAAACTGGTTCCTCTTTCGGTAATCCATACTTCTTTTGCACCTTCTGTCTTTGACAACAAATTCTCGACATCCCAAGGTGCTAGGAATTGACCTTTTTTAATGTTAACAATCTTTCCTGTTTTACATGCTTCTCTAACTATGTCTGTTTGCCTACATAAGAATGCAGGAATTTGTATTGCGTCTACAATGTTTTGTCTTTTCAGATGCTGTACTTCCATCACACTATGTACGTCAGTCAAGATTTTCAAATCATTTACTGTATCTTTAAGTTTACGAAAAGCAGTCATTGTTACGCCCATGCCTAAACCTCTTTTACCTGTGATATTTGATCTGTTGGCTTTGTCGTAACTTGCTTTGAAATAATAATCTATACCAAATATGTCGCAAACTCTTTTGCACTCCTGTGCAATCTCTAAACTTTGCGGGAAAGATTCATGTTGGCAAGGACCTGCAATAATTTTCATTTATCCATCGTCCTTTCTTGATCCCAAGTCAATCGCATCTTTTTTATATCCATCTTCTTCAAGTCTTCTTTTATTTTCTTCGTTAAACATTCCTGCGGCAATAAAAGACACAGCCGCAAGCATCGGTATTACATATACCATTTTGTCTGTCAAAAGTGCAGTTATGTAAGTTGGTATTAAAACTACAAGTGCTTTTATAAATCCTTCTTTAAGATTCTTGTTTTCTATAAATCGCACTATTGGCTCCATGTTCCATACATTCAACTTCTACAACAAAACATCTGTCGTTTGTTTTTTCTCTAATTAATTTGTCTGCAAAATTAAAAGCATGTTCTGCAAATTTTTCTGCACCTACTCCATCAAAGAAACGTATTTCACAAAGTCCTGCATCTTCTAAAACATGGAAATGATGTAGTTGAGGGTCGTTTTCATCTAAGCAAAGTTTATGATCAAAGTTATCTTCTAGCCAAGCCTTAAGTGGTTTCAATCCACCAAAGTCAACAGCCCAATTTTTATCATCTAGTTTATTACATCCAAATGTAAATTTAAATCCTAGTGAATAACCATGTAGCAAACTACAATGAGAGTGATCTGCATTCGGTTGCCTAAACACCGCACTCAGTCCAATGTTATGTCCGTAAGTTTTTGTACTAAAATAACTCATATGTTCTCCATAGTATTATGATATATTACTTATTATATAATAAATTATCTAAGTTGTCAAGTGAAACATTTTGTTTTTTCCAAGTTTCTGGCAATTCCCAGTCTTTATTTTGGTAAATTACAAAATTTAATTTAGGAAACCATTCAAATACTTTTGATATTTGATGTATCCAATATCTAGGGTCAACTGCATTCTTATCTTTTGCATCATAGCTTTTTGTATCTTTGTAAATATTATTAACAGTTTTAGTTTTACTGTATAGATCAAAACCAATTAAATTAATAACATTATAATCATAATCTGTTTTACTTCTTTCTTCTGTAATCTTTGCTGATAATAAGACTGCATATGGACCACTACCCCAATGAAAGGGTTCATCCCATCTTTGTGTGCCTTGGTGTATTAAATCTGGCACATGCAATACACCTAAAGTTTTGTATGTGTCTAACCAATCTTTGCGAGTATAAATTTTTGTGTTATAACCGATTGCTTCCTCAACCATTCTACGATCAACACAAACTAAATGATCAACTTGGTAGTCTCGAATAATTGCATTGCAACCTACTTTTGTGCCTTGAAGATTATTTACGTTTAGTTTTTGTCGACTTTCTCCGTTGCCTAACACCCACATATTCTCTCTCGCCTCTAAGAAGTTCTTTTGTTTCTGCTAAATCCTTGGCTATTTTTGCATAGTTTGCTTCTACATTGGAAAGGTAATTAACTAGATTAAACATTTGCCATACAGTCCATGTCCAGAATGCAACAGAAATTAAACCAAATGCAATTAATATACAATGTAATACACGATCTTCAGTTCCATCTATAATGAAGTCTGAAATAATCAATGTAAAAAGTGCAAGGATAGGAAGTGATACTGATGCAGCTTGCCATACTTGTATTTGTTTTTTAAACTTTGGTATCAAGACAACTTCCTTTCTTTTGCAAAATTACTTTGCCAAGTATTTACTATTTAACATGTATGGGGGGTTGGTTTACGACCTAACTTGATATCTGACCGAATGTTTGCCATTCGCCCGGAGTTCCGCCTCTAATACATATCCAACCCACGTAGCTAGATGCTTGTGGATTGTCGTTCCAGATTATGTCGCCTTTAGCATAATTGCCTTGGGTAGGTATGCCGTCACCAACTTCGAATTTTTTACTTTGTATTCTTACTGGTCCTGCTGTTGTAAGAGCAACATCTTCTTCGTAGTTCTTTACTCCGATACCTAGTGTACCAATAATACTAACTTTATCATTAAGTTGTATATTGCCTTCTGCAGCAATTTGAATCCTTGTAGTATCATCAGTGACTATTTTTAAATTAGAGGTGCTCCATGTACCTACCTTAAATTCGCGATCATCTGCCGCAATAATAAATTCATGGTCCATAGATCCTATGCTTAAATCACCATTAGGTGCATCTATGCCAATACCTAATCGCATAGAATCATTATCCCAGAACAAATATTCACCAACTGTTAAATTACCAGCAACCTTTAGCGATTGTAAAGTGCCTACTTTTCTAAGATTACTTTTAACTACTGCTGGACCTAACTCTGTTTCTGCTAGTACACTTGCATTGTTAATTTTATAATCTTTTCCGTTTTGTAAATCAATTGATTCTGAGCTGAAAAATCTATCTTCGCCCTCTCTAAACATTAGTTGGCGGGTAGGACCAGCGCCTGACCATATAAGCCCTTTATTATATGGTGGCTGATTGTTCTCGCCTTTAAATTCTAATGGAGTCGTTCTTTCAGTACGTGTATCTGATGTAAGTTCGTCTACATGAAGTTTACGAGCAGTTATCTCACCTTCTACTTTAAGATTACCGTCAATATGTAAAGGATTACATATATTTTTTACAGAAATGGATTCAACAACAATTTTATCATTTTCTACTGTTAAAATTGGTTCACCAGCATAAGTTGCATTGTCTTTGATTCCTGTACTAGCAAAATTAGCTATTTTGCCACCATTTATCTTATTGCCACTTATGGATCTGTCTGTTATGTCTAAAGCAGGTGCAGGTGCATTTAAAATCTCTTGATTGATTGTATCGCCTAGATCTGCTAGTATCTTGTGTAACTTCTCGCTCATGTAAGTATTTATCAGTTTACTTTGAGAAGCAATGTATCTGGATTACACCTACCATTTAATTTTGTGTCTATGGTTTTGATATCATCTAAAAAAGTACGCAGTTTTACCTTCCCTGAAGACTTAAAAGTCTGTAGTTGTTCATCAGGTTTACGTAAAGTTTTTTGTATACTTTTTTCTTCATCAAAACCAATAATAGTAGTGCCTTTCACACTTAGTCCTGTGCCTTCACGTTGTTGTCCTTGCGGATCAATATTTTTTGCTATGTACTTTCCTATTTTACGTGTTTTAATATTAAACACCCAAAGCTCGTTTGCTTTAACAATTTGGTCAGGCATGATACTGGCGATTTTATATTTGTCGTTTGTCTTACAATATTTTAATTTTTCTACAAGTTTTGTAGCACTTTTCGGTTTTGCCTTCCTAGGTTTACGTGTTGCTTTAGCACTATCAATAACAAAATCTAAAGCTAAGATTAAATTGTCTATTGCATCTGTATACTTTTTAATATCAGCTTTTTTGTAATGTCCGTACCCTTCTTTTAACTGGAGCCACATATCTTGTGTATGTTCGTCCATTTTCTTCAATTGCCCGCTCGTAGGATATCTTTCTAGTTCTTTAAAATCATCTAAAGCATTTTCGTAGAAAGTTTTTATTTTCCTTGCATGTGCCTGTGTAACATTTTTATTTTGAAAATGCTTTTTAAAATCAAACCCTTTTGGGTCGAAAGACTTTGGGTCAACTAACCAACCTTCTAACCATTCTTCTAGTGCTTCTGATTGTGCATATGCTTGGTCACGTATACGTTCTTGTATACTAGGTTTATACACATTTTCTAATTTCTTTTCTTCTGCTTTCTTTTCTTTGACAATACCACTACCTTCACTGATTAATTCTTCAATATTTTTTCGCATCCATTCTGTTGAAGGACGAATTCTACCCATAGTGCCAGCAAGTGTTTGCCAATAATCATCTTCTTTCTGATTAAAATCAGGACAGCCATCTGTTAACATTTTAGCACTGATACAAAGTGTATGTCCTATACGCCAATTAGGTAATGACTTGAGAGCTTTTATATCTGCTTTTGTGTATTCTTCGTTTGTAGACATCCAAGCATATAAGTGAGGATGTAATTCAACTGCTTTGAAATTAGTATAGTACCAATCTCTTGTCGCACTTTTAAATCTATGAAACTTCTCACCATCCCATTCTTCCCAGCCATCCCATTTAGGAGCCTGAGACTTATTTACTTTAGGGCGTGAATATCTAGTGGCTTTTTTCTTTTTAGTTTTAATTGATTTTAAACTCATGACTTGCTTTCTACTAAGATGTTATATATTTACTATATAGCCGTTAAATTGAAAAGTCAAGTATTTTCGACTTTATTCGTGTTCGCCGCCAGGATCACCAGCTGGTAATTGAACTTTATGAGCTGTACCATTTTTATCTCTATAAATGGTATACATTCTTCCTCGGCCATGTGAATGGTATCCTTTTCTAAATTCAAACACAGACGGTTTATGTTCTGCTATTTTAAATGTGCCTACAGTAATCACAACTGCGGCAACCAAAGCAACGTGTGCCAATGCACTAATACCAAATGCCATAACACTATCTGCAATCAAAATGGCAAATACTGCTGACCACATGAATGCAAGAACTTGCATTATCATATGCCTAACTTGTAGATCTGGAATATTCTTTAAAGGATTTACTTCTGCATCCATTACATGATTCCAACAATCATAAATCCATTTTCTCATCATACTCTCCTAAGATACCTGTACTGCAATATAAATGCATAATGCAATAATAGTTAATTTACCATAATCTAGATCTGCGGCTGTACCTTCTCCGTATTTCTTTTTAAATGCTTCTATTGTATTTTTCATTTTTTGCTCCATTAAAAATCTCCATCTATACCATTAATTGTAAAAGTTTTACCTTTGTAACCTTCATCCATTTTTTCAATGTCTGTCATTTTTTCTCCGCCTTTACGTTCACGGGGATTAAATTTTTTCTCCTGCTTCGAATCCTCTAAAGCATTTGAATCTTGGGAACCTGAGACTATACGTTTCAGAATCTTGAGACTGCGTTCTAGCATCTGCCCTTATTTCTACTAACTGACCAATGAGACTATCACGTTCAGCCCAGTACTCATCACGTTGAGCATCAGTGAAGCCGCTCCCACAGTTAAGGCGATAATTGTATCCATCATCTTCTCCTTCTACTATTACGGCACCTAGTCTACCTTCATTACGGCCTGTGCCTTCTTCAACCGCAACAACTTTCAAACTTACTTCAATAAATGGTTTGGCTTTTAACCAACTGTGTGTTCTTTTACACTCATATGGCGCATTAGGATCTTTTATCATAACCCCTTCATAACCACCGTCTACAGCCGCTTTATTTAAGCCTACAAACGTCTTTTGTCCCTCTTGGGTGTCTAAGTCTACCACTGTGTGATCTAAGACGTCTACGTGCTTTAAAATAGCTTTATTTTGTTCTACCCAATGTGATACTAATTCTGTTCTTTCAGACTGTGGTTTATCCCATTTACCTTTTTGGAATTCAGATAATGGACACAGATCAAATAAATGGAGAACTGCGTCTTTTGACTGCTTTCCATCTTTCCTATGTACTTGCTTCATTAGGTCCTGAAAGTTGGCACTCATTACTTCTCCATCTAACACAAGATCATATGGTGCTGGTGAAGTTTTAAGTACTTCTTCAATTTCCTCAATGATATGTCCAAAATTATGAAACTGTTTGCCATTACGGCTGAACATTTCAACTTTACTAAATTTTCCGTGACTAGTATCGCCTTGAATAATAGTAATGACCCTTACACCATCTAACTTGACTTCTACTTGCTTTTTACCAATCATTTTCTTTTCGTGATTAGCACTATCATGTGCAAGTGGACAGGTAAAGATAGGAATACTATATTGTTGAAAGTTTTTTGCAACTTTGTTTACAGTTTTTTCACTCACTCCGCAACGTAAATCTTTAATTAAAATTCTTCTGTAAAATTTATTCCATTGATCCATAGTAGCAATATCTCTTGTAAGTAATATTGCATCTCTTGCATCATGACCAGTTAGCCATCTGTTATGTAACTTTTCTGCTAGTTCTTTAAATACTTCCCATTTAAGCCCTTGCCCGTCAACTTTTGAATCTGGAACTTGCTTTACGCCAAATGTGTATAGCGGGTCCAAAGCCATTTTAACGCCCTCGAAAAATTCGTCAAGACCTTCTTGCATTGCGTCTTTAAGTATCGCTTCTTTCGCTAATCTTGAATTGTTAACCTCTAATTGATCTATGATATCTTGTGGTTGTGTTCTCATTTATGCCTCTTGTTTATGCCTAATTAATAACTTATTATAACACAAAATACATAAAGGTCAACCTTTTTTTTAAATATTCGGAGAATCTTGTATTGGAGGAGGCGGAGCAGGATTTACACTTATATTGGTATTTATAGTTATCCTTGGTTCATCATTGTTGTTTTTTCCGGTCCTATGTCTAATCCATCCTGGAAAAATTACAACATCTCCTGTTTGTACTTCAATAGGCCTCCAGCCATTAAAGCCAGCACTTCTACGTGTATTTTCCCAATGATAAAATAACGGGTTTTCTATTTCTAAATTACCACTATCCTTAGGCACATCTAAATACAAAACCATTACCTGATCAACTCTGCTATGAGTATGGATATCTGTCCATGCTCCTTTAGGATGGTAATTTGCCCAACTTCTTTCTATTCCTCTTAAATTTGAGTCAGTGTATCCCCAGTGTTCCCAAATTTCATGACTAGGTAACTTAGCCCATTCAAAAAAATCTTGTGCTTCTAGCCATGTATGAGGCATCTCTGTTGCACTTGATGAACTAGCACCACCATCTCTTTCAAGACCCGCATTTAATTGGTCGCTTGCATTTAAAAACTCTAATGTTTTACGGCGTAGATCTGTTAAATCTCCGGGATATTTTCCTATCCATAAAGGATTTGCAAATATGTCTGCGGTCTTCCAACTTTCAATTTCATCCATTTATTTTTCCTTGTTTATAATTTGTACGTTTATTGTCATACTTATTCTTTCTTCATCGGAATCATTTATTTCTACTTTATGCATCATCCAACCTGGTATAATTATGACATCTGAAGTTTCAGCAGGAATAGTTTTCCAAAATTTTGTATCTGGATTATTTTGCCAATGATACATCATAGGATTTAAAACTTGTAAATTACCAGTGTTTTTCTTTTTTTGTAAATAAAAGACAACGGTCATAACATCGTTAGGATGAGTATGTTCTAGTAAATAATCATTTTTTGAATTATAATTGATCCAACTTTTAAATCTTAAATCTTGATAAGGTTCTAATTTTAAATCCCAGTCTTGCCACACAGTCTGAAACCCTTTACTAAACCATTGATTGAATTCATCTAACTCTGGCCAATCGTGCGGATAATCTTTTGTGTTGTATTTCTGTGTATGTCCAGCAAGTTTTTTTGTAGTTACATTTTTATCTGACTTGAAGTTGTCAGCCTTAGATAATATCTTATCTATTCGACCCGGAAATGTACCTTTCCAAACTGGATCTGGAAATATCTTTATAGAACGCATATTGTATTTAAGGTATAAGTATTAACATGGATGACAAACTGAATTATTACACACAACGTGAATGGGATAGAGTTGTTGGTATTGGCAAAGTGCCGCCAGAATATCAACATCCAGATGAAAAAGAATGGTCAGGGCAGGAGGATTCGAACCTCCGATCTCCTGCTCCCAAAGCAGGCGCTTTACCAGGCTAAGCTATGCCCTGTTGGTGGTCCCGGTGGGATTCGAACCCACATCGCTCTCTAATCTGGAGACTGTGCCGAGTATAAGCCGGGTGTTTTACCGTTAAACTACAGGACCATTTTGGCATAGGTGCAAGGAATCGAACCCTGTCTTTCAGATTTGGAGTCTGACGTGCAACCATTAACACTTCACCCATAAAAAAAGCCCCTAAACAATTTCTTGCTAGGGGCTTGTAAAAAAACTAACTATGAAAGTTAAGTCAAGACAAACCCCTCCCTATTATTATTGGGCACCAAAATATCGGCTGTGGTATATTCTTGTTCATGTTAGCTCCTTAATTGTCTTTATAGTGTAACACATTTATTTATATGTGTCAACCGAGATCTTAATTTAAAGTTGATCTTTTTTTTATGGTGCTCTGAAAACAAACGTTTGAAGCACCAGAGTGTGAAGTTGTCCATAACACTTCTCCCTAACGGTTAAAGTGCGTTCCTTCGCTCAATGCTACTTCCGTCCTATGATAGGATGAACGTATTGTATTTATCAAAGTTTGGCTCTGGGGGAAGGACTCGAACCTTCACGCTAAATATATTGCAGTACATTCAGCACACGTTAAACAGACGTGCATGTCTACCAATTTCATCACCCCAGATTAAAACTACTTCTTATCTAAAGCGGCAATCATTCTAGTCATGCCTATGCCTCCGCCCACTCTTGGAAAGAAGTCAAATTCTAAAAACTTTTCAAGTTCTGCTTCTACTCTTTCTTTACCGAACAGTTCGAACAATAGTTTTGCATATGCACCGTCTGTGATTGTGTGGAATGTATCACGCATCATATCAACATCACAACTACGTTCTGCTGATCCTATTGTTTCCATACCGCCTAGTATCACATCAATTTTCTTACTTGTTGCTCCACCTTCGTATCTGCTCATATTCCAGAAAGGTGATGTCATCTCAGGGAAGTCTGTAATCATTGTGCTTCCAAAATTATTAAACATACTAATTTCATGTGATGCTTCCATCTCTTGTGTAGGCTCCATTGCAAAATGTTCTTGCCATTCTGCATACGTTTTTTCTGTTGGTTTATCAAAGCCTAAGTGGTCACATAGTTCGTATTCCATCTTTTTTAGATCGTTTATGTCACCTGGCATTTCAAATTCAAACATTGGAAATATAATATCATGTCTGCCTGGAATTGCATTAGGTTCTTGCCTGTAGGAAGTGGAGACACAAAAAAACCCCTTACTATCGGGGCTACTTAATAATTCATGTTCTAACCACATCTGGCCTGTCTGCGGCAACGGCCACACCTGGCCTGCGTAATTGTAAGTTGCTACATTGAATGGATCTTCACATGCGGCAAGTATGCTCAATCTGTTTTGAGTGTGTACTTCTTCAAAACCTTTATCCAAAAAAAATGACCTTAAAAGGCCAACTGTTTTTGTAAATTTACTTGGGGATATTAACTGCGTCATTTTCTTTTTTCCTTGTTGTAGTTAAGTCAAAAAAAATTTCAGTCAAAAAAAAATTTGACCTATTTTTCTTATCAGATTATTTATCTTCTTTAGAGATCTTTAGGAGGTACAATGAAACCATTGTCGTGTTTCATTTGATCAACCATCTGCACATAAGATAGTTCTTCAATAAGTCTTTCGTACCAAATAATATCTCTTGGATCATGGGCTTTTGATTTGTCTTCTTGTAACTGATTTATTCTTATCTTTATGTATTCCCTCGCCGATGCTGGTCGTCTCTTCCTTCTTTCCTGTGAGGTATTCATATAGTTCATCCGTGGTAGTGTTAGAGTTAGGTTTAGAATTAATCCGAAGAATCTTTACTATTTTTGCTTTGCTTTTTTTTGGTGCGGCAATCAATTTTTGAAGCCATCTAAACATAGTTTCCTTTAAGGTTTGATTATATTGACATCATCAAACTGTATAACACTGGTTTCATTAATGCCTTTTGTAGTTAATACTCCTTTTACTTTTTTTACGTATGACGGTCTATATACACCAAATTTAATATACTGCTCGCCACATGGAGTAATATAACTAGCTGGCAGTTTATAATCAATGCCTAGAGATTTACTTTTAATTGTATATTGCATATAGTTCTCGTAAGCACTAGATGTCGTGATTGTAATATCATTCCAATTCCCAATTAGTTCTTTTTTATTTATAGGTAACCACGTTCTAGTCCATGCTCTTCTATCATTTTCTTTACGTGATTTAGTTACAACCCCAATCCTGCCGTTGTGTGTTTGCAACATCAATGTTGGATGCACATTTAACTGCCCGTGTATACTTGCACAATAAGAATTGTATGAATGTATTTGAAAAAATGTTTCTTTACGTCCATTGAAACCTTGTATCATTTTAAATTTAAAATTAATAACATGATCATCTCTGTTAAAATAATCGCTATGTAGTTCGTTGCGTTCACGAAAAAGAGCACCTCTTGCCGTAGGACGGTCATCGTCTCTTATACCAGGATTGCCACCTTTTAGAGTAAATTGAATTGCTTTATCACCATTATAGTTTACCCATTGAATATTTTGACCATGTAAGTAATCGTTGTTCCAATTATACATAGCAACACCCCAGTCATTATCTTTGTAACTATTATCACCAATTCCTCCTGCATGTGCAGAGGCAATAGCAAAATATGAAACAATTACTGCTAGTGATATTTTTTTCATCTTATTCTCCAAATTAAATTTCATAGTATATTAATTATAGCAGAATATAATGTAGATGTCAACCTTAATGAATGGTTGCGCCGTCTGTTTCTAAATCTAATCCAGCCCATTCTAATAGATTAATTATTGGTTTTGGGCAATCTTCTTCTTCTGATCCTTCTGGAATGAAAATACCTTTTACTCTTCCGTCTTCGTCAAAAATAAGTGCCCAATCATTTTCTTCCATGAGTTCGTCTAATGCACCTTTTACTTTCATTTTCTTCTCCTAAAAGTAGATGTAGTATTCTAAGTGTAAACGTATTGTATTGATATTTAGTAAATTTGCAATACTATAGAAGTAATTAATATTATTGCAATTAAAAGTATTAAAATTATATCTGTTCTGTTCATTTTGTTTTTAAAAAAATGGAGCTGGTGATAGGACTTGAACCTACAACCTGCTGATTACAAATCAGCTGCTCTACCAATTGAGCTACACCAGCACGTTTTAATTTATTCGATTTCTGATTCAGCTTCTATTTCTTTTGGTTTTTTTATTTCTTTTTGATATGATTGTATAATTAAATCACGAATTTCATTTACATCTATTGTTCCTGTATCTAACATGTTGATTGCTTCACCTACATTTTTTGCTTGTTTGCTTTTTACTAAATGTGCCGCAATTGGAATAAGTTCTGGCCTTTGTAATCCTGTAATATTTAGAGTGTCTTCTAGGAAAACTGATGCTTTAGATTTTGAAATCATATACTATCCTTTTTTATATTTATTAAGTTTAGTATATTACAATTTTTTAAATCTGTCAACCTAATGTGATTCCAGAATAGGCATTTTATAAGTTTGACAATTACTAATTATCATTGAAAACAGAGGGTCTGGTTTTTGTCTAGGACTAATATTATTTGCATCAACATACAGTTCTTGTATTTTAAATGCATCTTGTTCTAATGCTCTTCTACATTCTATAGTTTCATATACACCGTTTGTTTTTTGTAAAAAATGCACTAGTTCATGAACAAGTATTACTTCTTTGAATCTTTCTTTGACCATGTGTTTTGTAGGATTTTTTCCAATTACAATTACATTAGTTTCATCATTATAATATCCAGCAATGTTACATTCTTCAGGTACTACATCAAAAAGCACTTCACACATTTCCTGTTGAGTGGCAATTTCTACTGTCGGTAATTTATCTCCTTTGTATTTCAAATCAGTGTTATCTTCAATAAACTCAATCATTTTCATCATGTTGCGATTAGAGTCAAATTTATTTGTAACTGCATATAATCCAACAATGCATGCTACAACCAATAAGCCAATAGTCAAAATTTTCTTTTCCATTTATTCCTCTGGTATTGTTCCGACAATATGAATCCTATCGAATTGCGTCGGATTACAATTCATAGCCGTATGCTTATCATACGTGTTTACAATATATGGATGGCCATCTTGTGGCACATGTTGCATTGTTTTATTTTCAATTATAAAGCATTTTTCATTTGTTATAATTGCTAAATGCATTCTTAATTCTCTATCTCTATGCCAAGAGTAACATTGACCTGCTTGTAATTTTAGTACTCTAGTTCTATATAAATTATTTTCTAAAATGAACTTTGATATTTCTAGATTTTCATCTATTACAAGTTTGTTGTAAGTTTTATTGTGTTCTGGTTTAGATCTAAAAAGCTGAGTTTCTAATGGTTTGCCGTCTCTGGTTTGCAAGTACATATGCTTGTCATTGAGCCAGCCGATGGTGTCTTGCAACTGTTGTATTTCGTTGCGAATTTTTTCTATATCGTAGTGTCGCTCAACTCTTTCCACACTATGGCCTCTTCTCTATAATCTCATCTGCAAGGCCGTATGCAACTGCTTCTTCTGAACTCATAAAGAAATCTCTGTCCATATCTCTTTCAAAGTCTTCATAAGTTTTACCTGCGGTATTATGTTTTACATATAATTTTGTTAAATTGTCTTTAAAGTATTGTATTTCTTTGTACCTAATTTCAATATCACTTGCTTGACCTTGTGCTCCACCACTTGGTTGATGAATCATTGTTCTAGCATTTGGTAATAACTTACGACATCCAGGACTTCCTGCTTGTGCAAGAAATGATCCCATTGAACATGCTTGTCCCATTACAATCGTATGTATTTTTGGTTTAATAAATTGCATTGTATCGTAAATAGCCATTCCAGAAGTTATTACTCCTCCTGGTGAATTAATATAAAAATAGATATCTTTTTCTGCATTATCAGATTCTAAATATAATAATTGTGCTACAATTAGATTTGCAGTTTGATCTTCAACAGGACCGTTTAATAAAACGATTCTTTCTTTTAACAATTTAGAATAGATATCATACGAACGTTCGCCGCGTGATTCTTGTTCAACAACCATTGGTATCAAAGGCATTATCTGCGTCCTTCCTTTATTGTGTGTTCAAGAGGTCCAGGAGTTGTAAACTCCATACCGTGTGCATTTCCAACATAAATTTTTCCATTGTATTTGAAATGTATTTTGTTAGTTGCTAGAAAAGCAAAGAAACTATCTTTATCTCTAAAATTATCTATTTCTGCTTCAACAACTTTATCATTGTGTGTGCAGGTAATTTTTACTTTATCTTCAAAAATAGTTTTCATTGTGTTGTCTCTAATGGATATTCAAAGTTTTGTGTAGTATCATTTATGCTAATTTGTTTTGCACCGTTGCGAATATGAAAATGTGTTGCCATAGGAGTAAGAGGGGATAGAGTAACAACTCTATTGATACCTCTGCCTTTTACATATTCTAAAACTTTATTAATAATTTCTCTACCTGCTCCCCGTTTTCTTGACCAAACAGTATATGCGACAGCAATGTTTCCTTGTTGCCCATCTTGACACGCAACTTGACTCATATAATCCATTTCTCTCACAGTGATAGGAACTTCATTTGTGAACGCAACACAAATGACACCTTCAATTTCATTTTCATATTTCAATCCATAAATTTTTCTGTTAGCAGAAAGTCTCCATTCAAGAGATAATTCTGGTCTTACAGGATCTTCTGAAACATCAATATCATCTAGTTCCACAAGTTCGGTGCCCTTGACCCACTTATAGAAATTTTCTAATTTTTTTTTAAATACTTGCATCTTTAAAATATTTACCTCTATACTTTGTATAGTTTTGTGTAATTGAGTCTAGTTTCATTTACATCAAAACTTCTATTTTTTGTGTGATCTTTAACTTTAGCTTTAATTCGTTTTCTATCGCCAACGTTATACTCAAATTTATTCATAAAGCTAACTAAATCACCATTAAGGTCAGCTACATAATTATAGCTTTCCCATCTATCAGAGTAAAACTTGCTCAAAACTTTTATAACACCTTGGATAGGTTGTTTTAGTTCTCCAATGTGATTACTGTTTCTATATTCCATCCTAAGTAACTTTTTGAATTTTGATTCTTCTATTTCTCTTTCAACTAGTTTTGGAATAAATGCAAGTAAACCTAATTTAGCAAAAGGCACTTGGTCCATTTGTAATACTGCAAATACATCTTTTTGGAAATCTGTCATGTCATTCCCTAGTAATTGCATTGTATATTTTCTAAAATGCTTTTGTGCAATTTCTACGCCTTCGTAGTCTTCTTCGTTAGCTTTGAAGTCAACAAAGTCAGGATCTTTGTATGGTCCGAAATGTTGTTTGACCATATCTTTATTTGAGTGTTCTGTTGGTTTGTCCTCTGAATATCTGCGAGTATCCTTTACGTATCCACCACGTAGTCTGAAAGCGGCAAAACTAATTGCAAGTGCATCTTGTAATGGAAAAGATTTAGTCATTATACAAACCTATCTATAAGAGCAATTATAACTTGAAATGTACCGTATGCAAAAATACAAAAGATACAAAATTTTAGAAATTTGTTCATGCCATCATCGGACATGACTTCCCAATGTGGACGGGGATCTTTTTTACCAAACATAACAACCTCTTTAAATTTATTATGTTTATATAATAACATCTTTTACAAAGATGTCAAGTCTTATTTTGGAGGATTTTCCTTATCCCAGGATATGAACATAAAAGCTACAAATGCCAAACAAAATAATAAAAATATTAGTCCTGTCCACTCAATCATACTATATCGTACTGAGCCCATTTCTTTTTGGAATGTCCGTTCTTTTCTGCCCAACGTACAAATAAGCCACATTCTCTTCCGTGAGCTTCAATTTCCCAAGGTTGATCCCAGTAATCTTTTACACACTTTTGACGAGGAGAAAGCCATTCACCTTTCCATCTACTTCCTTGTTTAGCAGATGGTTCGTACAGCTCATTTCTAGCAAATTGTTTTACATGAACCATTTCATGAGCTACTGTTTCTAGTAATCTACGTAATCTTTTATGTTTATTGATTTCTAACTCAAATTCTCTTGGATTTAGCCTATCATCTACAGGCCATGCATATCCATAATTATCGTCTTTCTTGAAGTCTTTGACGTGAATTTCAATATCAAGAGACTTCATTCTAGGCATAAGCATTTCACAGCAATATTCAGCCATGCTTTTAATGTACTTTTTTTGGCTTTTAGAGCCACCAATGACTTCGATATTGTTCATTTGTTGACCTTTTTGAGTTACTATATGTATATATTATAGCATCTCTAATCATTAAGTCAACACTTAATCATCCACTTTTTCTATGATTATGGTACCTTGATCGCCGATTTTCACCTTTACCTTATCACCCTCTTTCCAATTGTTTACCTTAAGTACCTCAGGTGGTATTTTCATGGTAGTATTACCATTTTTGTCTGTTTTAGTAAAGATCTCATCTTTTTTAAATTGCCAAGTTTTTGTAGTCATATTGTATTCCTTTTGTATACATATTTAACAGGTTTATAATTCGATTAAATACTTTATGGACGACTATTTTAATGCCTTTTACGAAATTGTAAAAGAGACCCAAGAATCTTCCGGTTATGTCTTGCCAGTAGATCTTGAATCATACATAGTTATGTTATTATCTCATAACATAGATAAACCTGATTGGCTTCCAGAAAAGTCATTTGCAGAACTTTACATGAAATTAGATAGTCGACTTTCAGCAAAAGAGCTAGGTGATGCATGTTTATTTCTTACAGGAGTATTTCCTGCATATGCAACAAAGAAAGTTAGTAGAAAATATTATCAAAATATAGGATCCAGTTCTTATGAAGTCGTACATGAATTAATTCCAGGTAGTCTGTTTGGTCAACTATCGACACACTTTGTATTTTTGAGCGATTTTATTGAGTATACAATAAACAACTCAAAAGATGAAATATCAAGTATAAGAAATTTTTAATTATACGTGTGGTTCGGTGTGTCCATGAATGTCTTCTATGTCGATTACATCCGTATGGCATCTATTGTGCATAACATTTTCTTTAATTAAAAAAGTAAATTTTACTATTACACCAAGAGACAATGCTAAAACCAATAGCATTGCTACTAAGCAAATATACATCATGTTAATTTATTATTATTGGTTTATAAATTCCATGTCGGCGGCGACAATAAATCTATCTTCTTCTGATTGAACAACTCCAGGACGGTGCCATTGCTTACCAGGGTATATTAACCAATGGCCAACTTTAGCTTCTGCAAAATATCTTGTGCTAGGATCTGCTTCAGGACCTTCAGGAGCCATTTCTGTACCAGCTGTGACTGTGTCTACACCTTCTGGTAAATGCAAATAATAAACTCCGCTTACAGTCAGTGTTTGATCACTCCTATGATGATGATGCCAAAGTTTATCTCTGTCCTCAGGAAATTTAAGTGAAGTCATATAACTCCAACTTTGAAGATTAGTAATTTTCACTTCTCTTTTACAATAAGCAAAACAAGACCAAATAAAACTCATACTAAGATTGGTCCAATCTTCAGTACCATATCTAAAGGGTGACATTACTTGATACTTAGGCAAATCAAATGAATATTTTTCTGCATCTACTTGTTTGCGAATATCGATGCACATTCTTAAACGTGCATCGTCCGTAATTAAATTTGTCCAATTATAATATTCGTCGTTAGTATTTCTATCCATGCTAATAATGTAACATCTTAATCAAACAATGTCAAGTATTATTTTGTTGTAGCCATGCCAGCTAATGGATTTTCAAGAGCTTTTTCGATCTTTTTATCTAACTTTTCTTCTAATGCTTCTATTTGTGCATCAACTTTTGTTAGCTTGTCGTCCCAACGTTTATCTGTATTTGAAATTAGATCTCTAATTTCTTTTTCACTTTCACGTAGGGCTTCTCTAACTTCTCTATCAGCATCACGACTGCGTTTATCAATAATTGCAATTTGGTCTGTCTGGTCACCTATTTCTACCCTTAGGTCTGTGCGAATATCCCTTGCTGTTCCTTGTGCGTCACTTACAAGTTCTTTCATTGCATCTACTTCTTTACGCATAACACTTACTTGTTCTTGAAATCCGCTCAAGTCTGGTGCTACATAAGTTTCAATTTTATCTCTCATGTTCATATAGTCTTTGTAAAATTCGAATCCACCATAAAGCCCTCCAGCAAGTGTTGTCAATGCAGTAATAAGGATAAGCATTTTTCCGCCTTTTAACTTTACACCAGCAAATTCAATTTCAGTTTTGTCAGTCATTGTATTCCCTTCCTAGTTATATTGGAGATCTGTTAATTGTTCATGTAATTTATCTTGTGCAATATTAAATAATTTTGCATAAGGATCTCTCAATTCTGCTGTATAAATTACAGGGTCTATATACCAGTCCTGCCTATCTGTTAAGTTAGGACTGTTCTTTGTTATATCAGCACCAATAATATTCATTAATGCTAATTGTGTGCCTTGTGATGCCGCATCGTCTGATAACTTGCTTATTATCCGAGACACAATTCTAGTTGCTACTTCTTTTTTAACTTCTTCTTTATTTTTTGCAGATGCTTTTGCTTTTGGTTTTTCGCCTTGATCTTTTTTATCTGCTTTTGCAGTTTTTGTATCGTTACTAGATTCTTCTTGCTCATTTTCTGCAACTTCAGTTTTAGCTTCTGGTTCATTTGTTGATTCTACTTTTTCTGGTTTTGCCTCCGCTTGTTGCCTATCAGGTTTCATACCGCTTGGAGTAGTTTCTGCTTTGACTTCTTCTACTTGTGCTTCTACTTGTGCTTCAATTTGTGTTTCAACTTCTGCTACAACTTCAGTAGTAGCAGGCATCTCAACTTCAATTGGTTCAATAGATATTTCTGTAAGACCTGTATCTAAATTTGTTTCTGTTGTAACTTCAAACGTATCTATAGTTGATCCTGTATTATCAGTGACAGTGACTTCAAAAGATTCTATTTCAGTTCCGCCACCTATATCTTCTATGCTTGTGTCTACTTCTACTTCAACTATATCCATACCAATATCAGGTGTAGTTTCTTCTATAGGTGCTACAATAGTTGTTACAGTTGATATATCTTCGTTTGTAATTGTAGTAACTCTCTCAGTTGAACTAGACACAGCATAACTTCTAACTACATTATTTTGTGTGCTTATTATGGTATCTATTGTTTGACTAACAACAAAATCAATTGCAGTATATACTGTTTTAATAATAGCATTATCAAATTGAGGACCGTGCCTGCCACTATAGTATCCTGCATCAATACCATATAATTCTAATGTTGCTAATGAGCTTGTATAACTATTACTTGGTACTGTTGAATTGAAGAAAAAATCTGTTGTATTCCAACCAGTCCAAGATATGTTGTTAAACTGATGGGCAAAATTATGTAGTGTTGTGCCAGAGGAATCTTTGATAGTTAAAGTAATACTAAAGGAATCTTTACAATCACCATTTGTTGCACTACATAATGGTACTGTTGCATTAGAATTGTGCGACCATACTTGAGAACCATATCTGATCGTGTATCCTTGATTAACTTCTGCTTGAGTCATTTGATCAAATAAATCTACTGTTTGAGAAACAGTACCGCCGTTTGTGTTTTCATTACCTGTTTTTAGGCAATTTCCTCCATAAGGTCCGCAAGTATCTCCTACAGTAACATTACCAGTTGCTGTCCAGTCACTAGGATTACCTGTATTTTTTTCTTTTTCAAATCCAGGATTGCCTAAATAATTACTAGACTCTGTGTTTGGTGTATGTGTCTCAGTAGTTGTATTAGTTGTAGTCGTAGTAGTAGTTGTAACAGGAGTTGTGGTATCTATAGTTTGTGTGGTAGTTGTTGTAACATCTTCTACTGTGGTTGTTGTGTGTGTATCCACAGTTGTTTGTTCTGATATACCTGCTCCTAAATCTTCAATAGTTGTTGTGGTATTAGTTATTTCTGTGTTTGTACTAACTGGGCTAGTCGTTGTGGTTGTAGTTGTATCTACAACAGATGATGTAGGAGAACCTACACTGGTTGAACTTGTAGAAGTTGATGTAGAAGTAGTATCTCCGTCTGCCGCCCTAGAAGGGAAGGATACAGATAGGTAACCCAAAAGCACAAGATGCAATAGTGCCCACGATAGCAATCCCAGCCCAAGGAATCTGGTTTTTGTCGCCTTCTTCTGCATAATCCAATTCAGCTTGCTCATAATCATCCATTAGGTGCTCGTAATAATCGTCATTTAGTCTGACTCCGTTTGACTCCAATCGTCGTTCTTCAACTTTTTGGTCTTTTTTTTTGAAGAGTCCAAAAGTTGCGACCCTGATGGTATATCTTGTGGATTTTCATTCCAGGCTACTAACGCATCCTCACCTATTTTACCTCTGTATGGACAAGGTGTGCCTGCCATAATCATTGCATCAAAGACTCTTGCGTCTTGACAGAGAGCTGATACTGCTGCGACTTTCATACCCATACCATATAATGACCTTGCAAGTTTTAATCTTTCACAATTTTCATCTGTGACTGTCATTCCACTTGCTATTCCTAGTATTTGTGTTTGAACGCCGGCACTGAACGCACTTTTACACACATCGCTGTTATTAACAACGACACTAGGTGCATTAGCAGTAGGCGGTGTTTTGTCCACTGTGACAGTATTAGTGCCTGTTACAGTAGATGTAACTGTGTTTGTCTGAGCATATGCATCTGTTTGAGTGCCCAGTATTGTTATTAGTATAAAAAGTCCTAATAATCTTATCATATGTTTTTTGCCCTCTTTCCCTGTTTAGCCCATTCGGCTGCCCACTTAGAATTGGTATTTCTATGTGCTCGCTAGTTTCAATATTGTATATGTTATATATTACTCCTGGCTAACAATATTATTTATATCACAACCCCGTTTAAAATGTACTCGGTTTAACATGGAAATTTGTAAATTTAAACCGTCAAATTTTTGTACCGTCAAATTTCCAACACTTTTAGCATATCTTAATATGGCTTTTTAATATCTTTTATGTTAAGAATAAATACAACGTTAGGAGTTTTATATGGAAGCATTTGATCAATTAGGCATGGATTTTGCTGATATGATTGGACCTTGGATAGCAATCCTTGTATCAATCTCTGCCGCATTTTGGTTTAAAGATTTCGCTACTAACTTTATGCAAGGGCTTAAATTTAGATTCAATCCTGCTTGGAGTGAGGGAGACGAAGTTTTGCTTGAAGGAGAACAAGCACTAATTGTAAAAATAGGACTTAGAGAAACAGTATTTGGCACATATGGCACAAATGGATACACTTGGAGATATGTACCCAATGAGAGAATACAGTTTCTTAAATTAGAAAAAATTATTAATAAAGATCTACACTTAGACTCAGATATAGAAAAAGGACGTCGGATACAAAGTTTAATTGATAGAGCCCAAGATGCTTACATTAAGCAAAACGAAGAAGGTATTGCTAGAAATAAAGAAGACATCGAAAACTTGAAAAAAGGAAATTAAATGTCACATTGTCAAAATTGTGGTCATGAAAAACATGACGGACCTTTATACAAAGAGTATAAGGACGGCGATAACAAGCCTATCATCATAGAAGTTTGTAAACAATATAGAAGTAAAGAAGATTAAGCAGTCATATAGCCAGGAGTGGCTGTTTGTTGATCATCATTCCAACTGAAGCTACCAGCTGTAACATTTCCATTTTCCATTTGCTGTTTAAAGTCTTCTGCGTCTTTGATCATTGTGTAATCTAGTGTAGCAGTATTTAAAAGCATAATTTCTGTTATACCGTCTGCTAGATGATAACTTGCATATGCAATTTTTGTAAATGCTGGTGTAATTTTATCGAAGTCTATGGTTTTCCCATCACCTTTTCCGGATTCTTTTACAGCCGCCGCTATAAGTGCATCAGGATTAAATGGTTTATGATGTTTGTTGGCTGTGCCATCTGCATAAGTTGCAGGTTTATTCAACTCATCATAGTTTTGTACTAAGCCTTTTTGATTTTGCGAACCGTCAATAGCATTTCTAAACAATTTAAAAGTTAAATCAAAATTACTGTAACGTAAAACTTCTTCGTTTAATTTCCTAAAACCGGTAGGGGACCAATTATATCTGCTTCCTTCTTTGGATGTTTTTTTAGCTTTATTATAGTTAAATTCTTTACCGCTCCAGTCCTGTATAGGAATTTGTTTTACAGTACCATCTTTTTGACCTTGACCAATTGTTCTTGATTCATCGGCAGTTTGCATAATAGCATTAATTCCTTCACTCCAGGCTTCCCAACCGGTGGTTGCTTTAGCAAACTTTTTACTGTTTAGTCTTCCACCCGTTTTAGCACTGGCTTTAACTTCAATTTCTCTTGTACCAATTTTCAGATCACCCTTTTTGCCTTTTTCAGCAGGGTTACCCATCATTGATAGTGCCATCTCACCTGGACCAATTGCACCTGATGTAGTACCTGGTGAATAACTAAAAATATTTTCCTTAATAAAAGCATTGAAAACTTTTGCATACTGCCCATTTACAAATTGCTTTAGATTTCCTCTAGGAGTAGCAATTACCCTTGTCATGTTAAGAACTTTGCCGTCAACACATGCTTGTAAAAATTCTTTAATATCTGCTGGTTGCACATCATCATCTTCTTGCATATCGATAATTTTGCCAAACAATGCTTGTTTAAGTGTTTTTGTAAATTTCTCTGCGTTTAATGCTTTCTTACGCATTGCGGCATTCATTTTCTCAGCATCTTCCTGTTGATAACCTTGAACTTTGTTACCTAGTGTTGTTAGGATACCTGTTACTTCTCTAATAAATTTTACAGCTTCGTCTCTCTGTGCAATAGCTGTATCTCTTTGTGCTCGAATGGTTTCAAATTTTGCAGTTACTTTATCTAATGATTTTCTAGCCCGTTCTAAAATATCATCTCTCTTTGCTGATTCACCTGCATCATCAACCCGTATTGCAGCAAGTGCCTTATATTGTAGACGCATCTCTTCTAGTTCTTGTTCAAGCTCTTTATCATCTTGTTCAATAGATTTTAATGCTGGGTCGTTGTATGTACCCTCTTGGCCTTCACCTTCTTGCACAGGCGTATCTACTTTGCCTTTGAAATACTCTATTGCTTTTTTAAGTAATCCGTTGATTCTTTTAATATCATTTGTTAATGCAACTTTTTCTTGGCTTTTCTCATCAGGAATGAGAGGAACTGATTTTTTTATAGCATCAATGTCATGTAGAGCATGTTGTACTTCCAGGCCAGCATTTGCTGATTCAATCAATTTTCTATCTATTGAATTTTTAATGTCTACAAAACGCATTATGATATTTCCTTAGAAATACAGTAGATAGTTTTGACTGCATTTGATGTTGGATAGTAAGCCCTGCCAAATGCTTTAAGAGCTTCTAAATTTTCATCTACATGATCAAAACATTCTTGCTGTGTTTCGAAATACAATGGTTTTCCATGTAATGTTTCTATCTCAACAGAATCATTCAAAGGTTTTGCTAGAGGATCACCCCACCACATGACTATTGCAATAATAAAAACTTCCATAATATTTCCTTACAATGTATTTATACTATCTTAGGAAACAACATGTCTGTGCAGAAAGTCTCTACTTCCTGTTCATTTAAGCCTAGACTCTTCATTACATTAGGTGTATGTGGATTCATTTGCTGATGTGTGCAATAATGATTATGGGCACCTGCAACTTCATCTCTACTACCCTCGCCGTCATATTGCGGCACTTCTTCAAAATATGCATGTAGGTTATGTAGTGCAATGCCAATTATAGCATCTGCTTCTTCTTCACTTTTAACATTGCCTGCGGCTAACATATTGTCTGAAAATATAGCTTTAGCCCAGTCAGGTAATTCTCTTTTCTTTTCAGGAATAAAATCTGCAACAGATTCATTATATCCTTTTATCATGTCATGTTCTAAATCTGTACTAGGACTAAAATCATGGAATGCTCCGGTAATTTTGTTTTTACCTGCAATTACATCAAAGCCATAGATAGGTGCATTGTTGTTTAGATTAGGAAAACAGCACACATGCATCATCCATAATCCTTTGGTATTCCTTGCATCTACAACGTCAATATGACAACGACGAAGGCTATCATTACGCCATACACGATTAATCCAGGAACCGTCTTCTTTATTAAATTGCGATAGTCCTGGCTCTTCAAATTCTTCTGCTTTGTCATCGAATATCCTTATAATTTCATCTTGTAGATCGATCAGCTTATCCCATATCATACTAGACTTTGGTTCAGTTACATCTTTAATTATTGTCATTGCCTATTCCAAAAAAATCATGATAAAAATACTGAGTGCCTTCTCTCGGTACTTTTGTTACAAACCTGCCTTTTACCACTACGCCACTTTCGCTACTTGTTTGTCCGTGATATTCACTACCATCAATATGATAGCAGTTGTCAACTGTAATAATAGGCACCTCGGTTAGATATGACATCATGGTTAAATGTGCATGATGCCAATTATTAAACAAAGTTTCCATAAATTCTCCATTGCCTCTATATCCATTTGTGCAATGGACAAAAAGTTGTAAGTCTTCTCTACCACCCATAGCAAATTGTTGTTTTGCTTCCCAAGGTATTGCTTTGTGTCCACTCCAACCATGTCCCCACATGTCGTTACATACAAGTCCTACCACATTAAATTTATATGTGTTATCACCTAATTGCCAACATTGTACACCAGAAACGTTCGGGTCATTTTCTAAATAACTCATATCAGATGGATTAACACAAAAGCTCTTATTTGTTCTACCTCTTAAGTTGCCTTGCTTATCGTAAAATCTTATTTGGTTACGACCAACTTCTCCAAATCTTTCTGTTTCTTTCCAAGCTGTTCCTAAGCATAAACCAACTTTGTCCTTAGCATAAGACTCAACTTGTTTAAGTCCTTCTACAAGTTTATCTGTAAACATGTTTTCGAAAGGATCAAATCCTGTACGTGCTAAGTCACCATGATCATAACCGCTTAATGCTCCTTCAGGAGTAACTAGAAAGTCGCACTTATTTTCAACTGCATAGTCAATAGCATGTTTAATTTGTTCTACATTACGTTCTACATCGGGAGTGCAAGGCATCTGTGCACCAGCGAATCTCAGTGGTACTTGCTTCATTCAAAGTTTTCCAATTTGATATTTACCTTTGGTACTATAGGAAATTTTAATCCCGGAGCATGAAAAACATAGTTTGTAACTAACCTGTTTTCTGTTTTTTGTGGACATGTACCAGTGTGCATTATATTAGAAGGAAATATAACCGCTCTGCCTTTTTTAGGATGTACTTCTCCTATTATTTCTAAGTTTGCATGTGGATCTTTGTCTAATGTTGATTTGTTAAAAAATCTTGTAGGACCATCACTGTCAATTATGTAATAAACCATGCTAGTCCATTCTGGAGCTCTATGATCTGCATGTGGAGGATGATATTTGTCTTTATACCTTGGGTCCATCAAATTCATGTTTGTTTTAATCTTATTGATATCTGTTATTTTACAACCAGTATAAAGTTCTAAAAAGTATAAAACCATTCGTTGCACACCAAAAGTTTTAGGATTGTCTACTCCACCCCAATGTGATATATGACATAGCTGTGGACATTCTAATACTCTAGGATCAAGATCATCAACCATATCTTCGGTGTTTCCAGATGTCTCCGATACATAGTTCCATTCCATATCATGATGATACATATTTGCTAATACATTTTCTAATGCTTCTGGTATAAAATTTTCAATTACTGTATAACTCAATTCCTGTCTCCATTAATTCCTTAAACAAATTGGTTGCAGAAGTAAAAACATATTTTGCTTCTTCGGCCATTTCGTCGTTTGTTTTTTCCCTGATTGCATCTTTAAGTTTTTGTTTATCTGTGTCAAATTGATACATTGTGCCTGACCCAGGAACTTTTTTTGCAATCATTTGTCCGCCACTAAGGTCGCCCATATGTAAAACATATATATGTGCCATTAGTGCATTTCTATCATGCATAATATATTTCATATGCATAATATAATCTTTTGTGCTTTGAGTTAATACTGGAGGTTCAACATGTTTCCAGAGTTCTAAGTAATCTTTTTCTATTTTATGTTTACGGCTTATATCAGGTAAGTCGTGCAATAAGCCATTTGCTCCTGCTAGAGCTTCTACTAAATCGTATTTTTTGTGTTGGTTCCAAAGGTATGTCGCATATAGTTCAGGATTAATTTTCCCACTCATTAACACCTTTACAAATTCTTGTCTTTCAGCATCTTTATGGTGTTCCCATGTTAAGTCTTTAAGACTCATTGTATGCTCCTACGGTATTATTCTTCTTCAACTTTGATTTGTAAAGGAAATCCTCTTTCGCGACTTGCGGTAGTTGCTTCAACTGCTTTTTGTTCTGCCACTTCATATGTATATATACCTACAGTACCACTACCTTCTGTGTGAATCTGAATCATTATTTTTTCAGCTGATTCGGCTGAATGTTTGAAAATTCCTATAAGCACTTCAACGACCCATTCCATTGGAGTTGCATCGTCATTCATAAAAATTACTTTATACTTTAATGGTTCTGTAATTTTTTGATCGATTAATTCGTCAATCTTAACATCTAATTCTTGTGCAAATTCTACATCGTTGTTCATCATATATCCTATCTGCTTAGGGGGTATTATACCCCCTAAACATTTCCCGTGTTAGCCTTCGATAGTTGGACCTGCGTTGATCTCAATTTTCTTAGGTTTCATCTCTTCAGGAACATTTCTTACTAGATGTACATTTAACATGCCATTTTCTAGTTTTGCTGATTTAACATCAACGTGTTCTGCAAGAGTGAACTCTCTAACAAAGTTTCTTCCTGCGATACCTCTGTGAAGATAGTTTACTTCATCGTCACCTTTTGGTGCTTTACCTTCAATTTTAAGAACATCTTTGTCCTTTTCAATTGTAAGTGCATCCATACCAAAACCAGCAACAGCGATTGAGATCATAAACTCATCGTCATTTAGTTTTGCTATATTATATGGTGGGTATCCTCCAGAACCATTAGCAGGACTATTTTCAAACACTCTGTCCATTTCATCGAACAGTCTGTCAAATCCTATAAAGCTTCTGTGGAAAGTACCGGGTAGGTTTAGAGTTGTTAGTCTTGTCATTTTTTTCTCCTTTATTAAGCAAGATTAATATTTAGGACCCAAACATTTGGCATCCCAGTACAAAAAGAACTCTTCTTCTTGTACATAGTTATTTATCATTATAAAACTGCATAATGATAAAATTCGATCAATTTTGGTTAAATTGATTGAATACATTATTGACTTGGTTATTAACACGTACAAATGTTGTGCATTTAGCCATATCTTTAAGCCTTTTAGCACCTATATACGTACATGCACTTCTAACCCCGCCTAAAATCTCAGTTAAGGTGTCTTTAACAGGTCCTCTGTGTGGTAAAGATACAACTTTACCTTCAGCACCTCTATATCCGTCTTTTCGTCTGCCATGCCTAGCCATTGCTTCATCTGAACTCATGCCGTAAAATGTGACTTTCCCGTTTACAACATCTCCTTCTGATTCATCGTGTCCCGCTAACATTCCACCTAGCATGACAAAATGAGCGCCTGCTCCAAATGCTTTTGCGACATCTCCTGGATACACACAACCACCATCTGCAATTACATGTCCACCAATACCATTTGCGGCATCAGCACATTCAATTACTCCTGAAAGTTGTGGTACACCAACACCTGTTTGTAATCTTGTAGTACATACAGATCCCGGCCCAATGCCTACTTTCACTATGTCTGCACCTCTGATAATTAATTCTTCTGTCATTTCTCCTGTAACAACATTACCAGCAATGATAGTTTTATCTGGATATTTGTTTCTTAGATCTTCTATAAAGTCCCCAAAGTTTTCATGATATGCATTTGCAACATCTACACATATGAATTTAATGTCTGGGTATGAAGCAAGAACTTGATTCATTGTGTTATAATCTTCTGCGTCTTTATCCCATATGTATCCAGTGCCTGTGCAAACACTAATATATTTTAATTTAATTCCGTTACCTACTGCTTCTTTCCAATCATCAAAAGTGTTGTGTTTGCCTATCACAGTTAACATTTTGTGATCTTGTAGAACCTTCGCCATTGAAAATGTTCCAACGCCGTCCATATTGCTAGACATAATTGGTACACCTGTCCATTCTTGGCCACTGTTATGGAATTTAAATGTTCTAAGTAAATCTACGTCTCTACGGCTTTCTAATTTACTTCTTTTAGGTTTGAATAAAACGTCACTATAATCCAGCTTGATATCTTGTTCAATCCTCATGTCCTAATATCCTTGTTCTGCTAAACGTTTTTTCATTGCACGTTCATGCCGTCTTTTTGCCGCGGCTTTATCACGTTTACGTTTTTCACTTGGCTTTACGTATTCTTGACGTTCTCTATACTCTTGTAACACACCAGACTCTTGTACCTTCTTTTTAAATTTACGTAGAGCTGCATTAACATCACCGTTACGTACTTCAACGTAAATGCCTTTGCCTTGTTGTGTTGGCTCTTTGTGCCAGTGTCTAGGTCGTCTGTTTCTGTAGTTCTGCAAGTTTTGCTCCTATATGTTCAACCAAATAATCTAAATGGTATATTCTTTTATTACTTAACTTATTATAATACATATCTGGTGCTTTTGTCAACCAGAAAGTATTGGTATTGGCAATAATATATGATGCCAAATCTCTTATAGTAGGTGGGCAATTATCTATATCCAAAATTACAAAATCGGCTACATGGACATGCCGTAGTAACCAATCATAATCATGTACATCCGTTTTTTCTAATTTGATATCTTCAACTTGTAAACGTTCTTTAGGTTCTTGTGTTTCGTAGATATATGTTGTAAAAGGGTCATCAAATTTCATTATAAGATTTTGAAATTCGTCTTTTACATCTCTGCTTGGGTATACTAATAAAAAACTTACATTGTTTGTCAGCAATGTATCTGGTGGTGTAACGACCGTTAAATCACTCATTCTTATCTCTTATGTTTCTCCAATTAGTATCTTCAGTTTGTTCTTCGTTCTGTATATATCCGGAGTCAACGGTCGTTTGATCCGAATCTGAACTTATATCATTAATAGGTGTTTGTACACTTTCGTTTTCAGGAAGTTTAAGAGCTTCTTCAACGGTAGCAGTTTCTGGCAAAGGCTCTAGTTCCGCTTGCATTTTTTCTGAGAAAGATTGTTCTTCTTCGTCTAAATACTTTTCCCAGGGAAATTCATCTATCTCGCCTAATAAGTATTTTTCCTTAAAACTTTTGATAGTCTTATTAGGATTCATATCCTTCCATTTTCTTTTTGCTTCTGTCCATAAAGGATGTTTATCAAGTTCATCTATTTGTTCTTCAGTAAGTCTTACTTTTGGTTTGTGAACTTCTTTTTGCTGATATTCTTTTGCGATTTCTTTTGTTTCTTCCTTGATTTCATCGTCTATGTTTTTAATTTCTTCGTCAATCAGTTGATCTATGTCTGGCGTCTCTTCAACAACTCCTTTTTCAATTTCATTCTCATAAGTTTTATCTTCTTCTGGCGTAGGCTCAGGTGCGGAGTTTTCAACAATTTTTTTGGCTCTTGCTTTTTCATAATCTTCCCAGGCTGTATCTTTTTTTCCTGGCCTGGCAAATTGGAACGTATATTGGCTTGCAATTAAGAGTAAAACTGCAAGAGGATCAAATACAAAAATAATTAGAATAATTACCCATCTTACGGCTTCTTCTAATAAATCTCTATCTGCTTCCTCACCATATATAAATTCCGCGATATATTTGATAGGTCCTACTTCTGCTTCAAGTTTTCTATATTCTGCTTCTATAGTATACTTTTGTTCTGTAAGAGTATCAATTTCTGTGTTAGCATTTTTAATTTTTAGTAAATTTTCTTCAATAAGTTCTGTATTATTATCAGGAGTGATACTGCCTATTTCTGCACGTAATTTGTTTATTACTTTGTTAGAATCTGCAATTTCTTGCTCAGCTATTTTTCTAAGTCTTTTTATTTCTTCGTTAGCGGCTTTGATTATAGGGGATTCTTTTTCTTCTATTTGTGAAATAGTTTTAAGTATGCTTTCACGTTTAGCAATAAGTCCGTCTCTGTAATTTTCAACTTGCTTGGCTGTTCTACTTCCGTATGTACCATCTACCCTAGTACCAACAATACTTTGTAATCTACGTATACTGTCGCTATCACGTCTGTTAAGTAAATCTGATAGTGTTTGCAGATCAGCATCTATATTAGATACTTGTGCTAGATAAGGTTCAATTTTCTTATCTTTTCTAACAATTTCTTGTTGTATTAGATTTTGTTGTTCTTTTACTAATGGTTGTATTCTATCGTAGGCAGTATCAATACGTTTTTGTTCTCTATCAATTTGGTCTTGTATTGTATCGTTTTTGTTAGCACCTTTGTTCTCAGCTAATTCAATTTTGTTTTCTGCTTTGTCAATGATAACTTTGTATCTGTTAATTTCTGTTTCAATTTGATTGATTTTTTCAACAGATTCTATACTTGCAGAAGTTTGTTCGATATGTGCTTTAGAAAGATAGCCAAAGATACCCATAGATGTTATAAACATCAATACTGCAACCGCAGTTGCAAGGTAGTATTTTAACCACCATTTTGCTTGTGACCAATATTTGTGTAACCATACTGCGGTGACTAGTTTAGAAACTTCTAGTACACCTCCCATTATAATAATAGGAATAACTGCGGCGGCAAAAATAGCCGCCAATCCTGCAACAGAATAATAAATCGCGACCGCACTTATACATAGTGCAGTAAACATCACTAATAAACCAAATACCATATATCCCCTCGTACCGTGCCCTTAAATCTTTTGTATGTTATATTTATTTTAATTTCGGAAGAACTTCCATTGATTACCCTTCAAACAAGCTCTATCTGTGAAGTTCTTACTACTACCCTTATACCATATTGTACTCATAAGTGTAGTGCATGTGTTCGAATCAACACGGGCAACAAATACTTCACCGCTTGCATTTGTAGTATTACCGTACCATTTGCAACTTTGTCCTGGTGGTAATGTATCTAAAGCAAAGTAAACACACCTTTCGTGTCTTTGTCTATCTTCTGCAGGCACAGAATATGCACTATGCTTACCTAAATTAAACACAACAGAGTAAATAGATTCTGGTGAAGAGTAATTAGATGCCGTACTCATCTGCCCATAATATGGATTATGGGATTGACAAGCAGTAAGACTAATAACGATACCTACCGTCAACAGCCTGCCAGCTACCGTCCGGAAATTGGCAAAGAAATCCTTGTACATTTTTTTGTGTCCCTCGTATATTTGCAACAGTTTGATAAGGACGACATTTTTTTGCAATTCCTGCATCTTTTACAAAATGTCGAACTTTGGGTTTATCTGAACATTCAACTACAGTATCGTTACTGACTACTTGATTGTTTTTGTCATAAACAATTTTTTCGTCAGTATAACAATATTGTGCAGTTTCAATAGGGGGTGTTGTTGATGAACACCCTCCTAAACTAATTATTAGTATGCTTGATAGCACTAACACGTTTCGCATTTCTATCATCTTTCGCTTCTGCAAGAAGTTTATCAAAAACTTGTAATGGCATTTTGATTCGTACATATGTGTGTACTCTACCAGTAGATGCAAGTTCGTATGCATGTTTTTCAACTTCTACGTGTTCTGTAATAGAAGTGTTCTTGGTTGAATGTTTCACAATAGTTTGTGTAACACGACTTTCAACACCATTATTACCTCTGATATCAACAGTTGTGTTAGAATTAACAACACCATTGATTCTTTCAGCAAAACCTTTTACTGCAAATGCATATGCCTGTGATTCTGATGCCTGTTCAAATTTGCTTTCACCCATACCGCAGGAATAAGCATAATCTGTTTTCCAGAACAACCAGCCTTCTGACCCAATCTGTTCACACTCTTGGTACCAGGTAGGATTTGCTTTGGTCTCTCTTACTTCTATTTCTTTCATAGTTGAGCAGGCTGTCATTGCTAACAATGCCGTCCCAATAGTAAGTGCCTTAGTAAATTTGCCTGTCATTTAAGCCTCCTCTTAATTAACAAACGGAGCGACAACTTTTTGAAACAATTCTGTAATCTGTTCTTGATTAGTTGCCAGTTGAATTTTAGCATCTGCCCAGGATTGGGTTTGATACTCTACTGTCTTATCCCATTCTTGGATAAAGAACTCCTTAACGTTATTAAACGTATCTTCCATTATAGCCTCCTATGTTAGCCTTTTCTTCATTATGTCTTATAATAACTTCTTTCATAACACTTGTCAAGATGTTTTGGCAAAATTTAATCCCACCTATAAAAAATGTGATCATCAATCTTTCCAATTAATCTCATTTGCTTTCGCCAAGTAGGAGCCACATAATCTGCATGATAATGTGTAGCACCTTCTATCATTCCAGCCCATTTGTTAAATGCCAAAATTTGGTATGCAATATCTTGAGCAACTTTCCATTTTATATTATCCTCATAATTAATGAGTTCATCTTTTTTACCATCACAATACCAACTAAATTGGCACTTGTTTCTAACAGGATAATATACTCGTTCGTTTTCAGGAAGATCGGGATCTTGTTTGGTCTTCCAAGATTCTTTTACAGGACCTTCATAAATTACATCACAAACTTTTGCAGGATATCTTCTATCTTGAACTCTGTTTAGTACAACTCTTGCGACAGCAATTTGCCCAGCAATACTTTGATTGTGAGATTCTCTATAGATGTTGAGAGTCATACAATATAATTCATCTGGATCAATCACTGGCGGTTGGTTTTCTTTGTCAACCGTCCCTGGCAAGTAAACTATTCTAGTTTTGACTACAGGTACTTCTTTGATTTCAAACTCTTTTACAATCTTGGGTACTTCAATTGTCTCTACTTCTTTTACAATTTTTGGAACTTCGATTTCTACAATCTTTTCTACTTCAACTATCTTTTCAACAATCTTTTCAACCTCTTGTATTTCGACTTTTACATTTGGTTTTCCTACATAGTAAAATGTTGCAAATCCTACTGTAAATCCAAATAGTATTGCTAATAAATATCTTGTCCGGGTTAATATTGCCATTGTACTCATCCTCTTCGCATTGTGGCAATCTCAGTTGCCTGTTTCGAACCTGTCTTATCGTCATCGTCAGCAAACACAGGAACCATGTTGGACTTATGCATAGTTGCAATGCCTACAAGTTTTCTTTCACCTGTATATTGTAATGCTTCTTTTTTTGTACAAGGAGCAAAAGACATATCGCTATTAAGACTTGGAACATCTTTTTCTTCTCTGCGGTAGTTACCTGATTCGTGCCACGGAGTTCTTATTGCGACTGGTTTGCTTTTGGGCTTATAGTTACCTTGACAGTAATCTATATATTCTTGCAAATTCATAATGAGATTTGGACACTTGAGACGTTTCATCTCCTTGTTGTGTTTTCTCATTTGTTCTTCATATTTTGCAATTTTGCCTAACGTAAGTTTTGCCTTTTTTGCCTTTTTTGTATTGAGAGAAGTCATACCTCTCACTAAATGCATAGTCATATTATTGCCTTAAATTTTGTTTCAATTACTAACATGATACTATACATTTAGCGAGAAGTCAAGAACTTTTTTACCAATTATGTCGCTATATGTTGTCTTGCACAACTTACACTATTTAATTCGACTCGATAACCATCTTTAAGCATATCTTGTAGTGTGTCAACACCACGACTTCTTATGATAGAAGACCAATTGTCCAAAAACTGTTGGCATTCTAATTCTGTTTCAAAATGTTTACTGTAAACATTTACAATTTCGTCTCTTGAGATTCCTTCAGGAGTCACAATACTCAAATTAAAGAGTAGCATAAAAACTTTTGTCATTTGTCCTTTCCAGTATTTTGTTACAACTCTTTCGAGTATACACTAGAAAGTATAATCTGTCAACCTGTTTTTATTCAGGTAACTTTACAGTACCTGCTTCTAAAAGTATCTTTCTATTTTCTTCGTGTGCGGCTTGAACTTGTTCTTTGTTTTCAGCATTGTATTGTACTGCCATATGATTGTCTAGCAATGCAGATGTCAGTGGTTTGCCATTTACATGGATGTCTCCAAGTATACGTCCAAATTTACCTTTTGAATCGTATGATGCTGTGTGTAATTCGATTGTGCCTTCTTGACTTACAAAATTTGACACAAACTCTTTTGCGGCTAAACCAAATGCTTTTTCAACTAAATCTCTTGTTCTTGATTCTGGTGTATCAACGCCAACAAGTCGAACTCTTTCGTCTTTCAACCATACACCAAACCCTAGATCGATGTCAACATCAACTGTATCACCGTCAACAACCTTTACAATTTTAGCTCTATAATCGTACATAACTTTCTCCTAAAGTGATAATATACGTATATTTATGATAAATAATTTCAATTTATGAAACACAAACATTTAGTTATCAGATCAGAGGTTAACAAACCCATTGTTAATAAAACAAAGGCCCGTAAGTTTTTACGTAGTCTCATAAAAAAAATTGCTATGAAAGAATTATATGGTCCAGTTGCATGTTATTGTAAAATGGAGGGCAACAGAGGTATAACTAGTTTTGCAATAATTGAAACTAGCCATGTAGCAATGCATATTTGGGACGAACCTACACCTGCTCTTGTACAATTAGATGTATATAGTTGTAGCAATTTTGATCCAAAAACAATCTTCGATCATTTACAAATAATGCAACCTGCAAAAATTGATTATAAATTTCTTGATAGAGAAAATGAATTTATAGAAGTAATCAAAGGTTGACTTTTCATACAAAAGAGTATATAAATATATTGCAACGTTGAAACAAACTCAACGGCATACAGGACCCGGGGGCAGTACCCGGCAGCTCCACCAAAATACTTTTAAGACGAGAGTCTTTTTGCGGGGCTGAACTAGGATCGACTGGTGGTTACTAGGTTTAGTGGAGTTGTCCGGATCTAAGCTCGGTTAACGCGAAGAACTTTATAATTGCAAACGACAATTATGCGCCAGAAATGGCATTAGCGGCCTAATTTAGGCACGTGGGGGTTGGCAACTTACCTAGCAACAGAAAAGTTGTTCGTTTAATTTTCCATATAAATAAAATACAGGCAAAGGAGATTCAACATGCCGGCTAGAAATCATAAAAACTGGTTGAAGAAACCAAAGAATGTAGAATACGTTGATAGTAGAATTTATTCTGACTATGACATTTATGAAGAAGAAGTAAAAAATATTTTTGCAAAAGTTTGGATACCAATGTGTCACATCAGTGAAATGAGAAACAAAGGTGATTTCCGTACAACTAAGATTGCAGACAAAAGAGTCATCGCAGTAAACATAGACGGAAAAAATGTTCAAGCATATTATAACACAAATGATATAGACATACGCAAGCCATCTGGGACATTTACTTGGGACTTTGCAACAACTGAAAAGCCTTTGCATTGTGAAGTAAAACACGGAGGCATGGTTTGGGTTACATTAGATCCTAATCCTACAATGGATGTTGAGCAATGGACTTGTGGAGCATTTGATTGTATTGCTGACGCAATCGACACAGAAGAACTTGATATATTCCATTACCACAAAGCTGTCATTCCAACAAACTATAAACTATGGCACGACACCAACAGTGAATTCTATCATGACTTCATGCATTACTTTAACAGAGTTACTGGTTTCAATGATGAATATTTTGCACGTAAAAATGTACCGTTTGATAATGGACATGTAAATGTTAGTTCATTTACAGTGAACTATACAGAGTACGATAAAGAAGGAGACAGAGGCGAACTAAGTTTTCCTAATCTTCCACCTAACCAATGGTACATGGTAGATTTGTTTCCAGGTTTTAATTTTAACCTAAGAGGTAGTGCTTACAGATCAGATAGTGTAACACCATTAGGACCTAATAGTGTACTAATCGAATTTAGAGGATATGGATTGCTGAAAGATACTCCAGAAGAAAGAGCAGAACGTATCAGACATCACAATACTATTTGGGGACCTTTCGGTCGTAATCTACACGAAGACTTGTTAGGAGTTACAGGCCAAGGTACTAGTATGGTTCCAGGCAGTGAGCCTAGAACTATTTTACATGGTAGACATGAGAACAGCACAATTCATGATGAAGTTGGCATGCGTCATTACTATGCTGAGTGGGGAAGATACTTAGATCTCAATCCAAGTGATCCATTTAAACAAGCGGCATAAGTATGTTTAATGATAAAGTATTGTGAACCATTATCTGATGATAAACTGAATGAATTGAAAGAAATTTATAACAGTCAACCAAAACAAGAATCAGATGGATATAAAATGGCTAGTTTAGAACCTGCCCTAGCTGTTTTACGAGACTATGTAAGTAATCAATTAGGACATAATTACTGGAAATGTAACCAAGGTAATTTCTTTGAAGCATATCATCCTTATAGAATACATGCCGACACATCGGCAGATGAACACAATCATCAAACTATCGTATTTCCGTTAGATTGGTCATATAATGATGATGCTCAATTGAGTGATAATGCTTTATATATTTTTAAGCAACGATGGCCTTATGAAGCAACTAATTTTAGATATGGATCTAAAAAACATGTTGGGTATAGATTTAATACAGATACTAGAGATTACAGTAAAGTGGAAAACTTAGAACCTGATAATTATATAGATAAGGCTACTGCTGATGATTGCGATCATCTTAACTACAAACATTTTACAGGATTATCTGTTGAAGCCAAATTACAATGGAAACCTGGACATCCACTAACATTTCCAAGGACTGCTTTGCATTGTTCTAATAATTGGAAAAGATTGGGTATAAAAACAAAATTAGGATTAAGTCTTTTTACCTGTATTTGATTCGTCTTTAGTTTTGTATTGCCACTCGTCTGTATGACCGACAGACCATTTAGGGGTATTTTCTACTGTATAATTTTGAGTGCAAACCTTAAAGTCAGGCATTTTTCTATCTGGATGCACTAGACTTTGATCTGTAAAAATAATTCTATTGTTTGGTTGTGCTGCAAATTGTCCGTTGTCTAATTTTATTATATTGAAAGACTTATGTTCAGGATCATGTTCACTAAAATTACTATCTATTATACTTTTATCTCTATGGGCGTTGTCTATTGTAAATAAGTATTCGCCCTTGTGCATTTTTTTATCTTTGCCAAAAAATTCACAGTCAGCTAACATTGATTTTTTTGTGACTGTTATATCATAATCAAAGCAGTCCCAGATTTGTAATACGTCTAATGGTAATTGATTATCTTTATCATAATCTTCTTTCCAAACAAATGCTGATATCGGAAGTTTATCAAACAATGCTCCGTAATCTGTCAACAAAGTTTCAAAATATAAAGCCTTACCCATCGTGCTCTTAACACTTATCCAAACACCTGGTGTAAGCTCACCATGTCCTTTTTCTAGGTCATACAGATACTCTTTCTTAACGTACACTGGAATTATCGGAGTGTTATGAACTAAAAATGCCATTCTATTTTAATCTTTGATTTATGCTTTCCCAATTAATTATTTTCATTATGCCTGTAATATATTTCTTTTTTGCATCTTTTGCCGGCACGTAATCCATAAAAGAATGCTCCCACATATCTATTGGCATTAGAATATCTGTTTTGTATGATTGATTTGGTGTTGTTTTAATAGAACCATTTTTAGAAAGATACACCCAACCCGACCCTTGAAGTCCCATTGCTGAAGACAGCATCTCTTCTTTGAAGGTTTTGTAATCTGAAAATTTATCTTCTATAAGATCTTTTATTTCTCCTACAGGTGCAGTTGACCCACCTGGCTTTTGTAATTGACTCCACCATAAATTGTGTAACATTGCGCCACCATAGTTAAAATTAGGATCTCCTTCTTTTTTATTATACCTATCTACATAGCCTCTAGATAAAACATTATAATGATATTCTACGTTATCTTTAGAAAGTATAGGTGACAAATCACTTGTTGAATAAGGCAATTTATCTAATGATACCTTTTCTTCTTTTGCTTCAAATAAATCTAAATATTTGCGTATATCATTGGTCATACTGTATTTATATTCCGCTTTGCCCATTCTTCTTCAAAGCCTTCTTCATACATTGCTGATTCCTCATTGTACCAACGTCTTTTGAAATATCCGTTGTAGCAATCTAACGCAGTTTCAGGAGTAACATTTATATGTCCCTTTACACTATAAAACATTTTATATGCTTCTTTAAGTGTAGGTTTGTCCATATTATAACTCCATTAGCCGCTTACGTAAGGCGAACCGTCTTTGAATTTAGAAAAAAAGTTTTTTTGATGATATATTCTACCTAGTAGTTCTTGTATTTCTTGCATTTCAGCTTTTAATTGTGGAGATGTTTCACCTTGAGCTATTGCTATTCCTCTACGTCCTGCTTTAGCTCTCAATGCAATTTCAATTATTTCTATGTCCCTTATACTAAGTTCGAATTTTGTGTTAGGTTTTGGCACTATAACTTTTCCTTAATTTGTCCTACAATATCTTTTGCTGTATATGCACTTAATGTCCAACCTAAATGTCCATGGCCTGTATTATAAAACACCCTACTTTGATTTGAACTTTGTTTTACTATCGGCATCATGTTAGGAGTCATAGGTCTCAATCCTGCCCAAGGCGTAATCGTTTCTGTATTTATACCTGGAAAAATTCTTTCACTCCATTCAATTAAAGGCTTAATTCTATTCTGAATTATATCTGTGTTGTATCCATTGAATTCTGCGGTCCCTGCTACTCTTAGTCTATCTTCACCTAATCTGGCTGTAACTATTTTTGCTTCGTCATCCAGCATACTTGTCCAAGGAGCAACAATGGGGTTATGTATAGTAATTGAGTATCCTTTTACAGGATAGATATCTAAAGTATCTCCTATGCTTTTTGCAAGTTGTCTAGAACCAATACCTGCACAAATCACAATAGGCCCTCTAAAGTCGTTAATTTCTTTAATATTTTTTATGTTACGTTGTTCATACCTTACTTTATATTTTTCTTGCAATACTTTTGTAAGGCGTACACAAAATTTATGTATATCTCCAGTGTAGTCTGTGTTGTTAAACATACCGCCTAACAATTTAGGTGGAGGAACAAGAGCAGGTTCTATTTTTAAACATTCCTCTGCAGATACTTCCCAACGTTCTAAACCAGCTCTTAAATAGATTTCATTTACCCGCCTTGCATTTTCAAATTCTTTCTCATCTGTATAAATGTGTAATATACCTTTTTCTACTTTATCAAAACGAATATCTTCTTCAAAGGCAATTTCTTTATATAATTTATGAGCTTGTAATGCCATTACACAAGTGTCATGTGTGCAAGAGTCACCATTAGGTATAGCTTTTATAAATTTATAAAGCCAACTATATTTTTCTAAGTTAGGGAAAGGATTAACTTTGAGAGGAGCATCTGCTCGAGCTAACCATTTAATTGCTTTCGCAAGACTACGCCAACTATTCCAAACTTCAGCATTAGATGCACTAAGTTGACCTCCGTTGGCGTAGGAGGTCGCCATTGCGGGGTAACGACGTTGGTCATATATTTTTACGTCATATCCCGCTTTAGCTAGATTGTATGCAGTCGTGATACCGGTGATGCCGGCGCCTACAACTGCCGCCCGCATTTACATTGCGTTCTTTTTTTCTTGAATTTCTTTTCTGCGTTCTTTGGTAAGTTTACCTAGATCGCCTAGAGCTTTTCTTGCTCTAGCTGCTGCGGCTTTTACACCTTTATCTTCAAATGTTTCTGCCTCAGCAAGATAGTTATTAAATGCTTGGACAATATTTTCATGTGTACTCATACTTTCCTCCGTAATAAGTTAGTTTGTTGTAACACTTGGTTGTGGTGGCATTGCTAAACCTGTTGTGGTTGCAATGTATTGACTAGCCATTTGCTTTTCAGTTTTAGTTGCACATAAGATATTTGATGCATTAAACTGAATCTTTGCTAATGGTTCAATTGTAAACATAAAAGGAGCCAATGCTAAACCTTTTTCTGACATCGTTAACATCAAAGGCTTTGTAACAATATATTTGTCATCATTGACTTCGTCTATCTTTGCAACGACTTCTTCTCCTGACGCAAGTTTAAAACTTACTACGTCACCTTTAGATATTGTTTTTTCTATTAACATTTTTATCCTAGTGAATGTCCGGTTCCATTAAAACCTGTGTTCTCTATATACTTAATTAGCTCTGTATAGCCGCCTATGACCTGATTATTGATTACAATCTGTGGCATAGTACGGGCATTTGGACAAATTTCCAAAAGTTCTTCTCTCGTTATGTCCGTTCCTAATTTTTTTGCCTCATACTGAATACCCATTCTGTCCAAAGTTGCCTTGGCCATATCACAATACCCACAAAGGTCTTTGGTATATACAGTTACTGACATCACAGTTTAAATCCTTTCAATACATCGTTATCAACATCTTGTTTGATTCCGCCAATGATATAAGATTCAACTTCTGTCTCTTGAGGTGCAACCTGCAAACCTGAACTTGAAAGCCAATGTTGTGTCCAAGGAAGAGGATTTGTATTCACAGGCTGATCAAATATGGTCTTCATGCCTAATGCTTTCAATCTACGATTAGCAATGTATTCTACGTACTGATGAAGAAGTGTGTCGTTTAATCCAATCATAGAACCATCTTTGAACAAATACTTTGCCCATGCTTTTTCTTCTTCAACGCAAGTGCGCCACATATCATAAACTTCATCTTCACATTCTTCTGCAATTCTAACCATTTCTTTATCATCTTTGCCTTGCTTCCAATTTTTTAGAATGTGTGTGCTTAGTGCAAGGTGTTGTGCTTCATCTCTAGCAATTAAGGAAATTATTTTTGCCGAGCCTTCCATGAGCTTTAATTCTCCAAATGCAAATGTACATGCAAATGATACATAAAAACGTAACCCTTCTAAAATGTTTACATTCTGCATTGCAAGATATAATTTCTTTTTAACATCTCGCATACTGCCTTTTTTATTATATGTCCAACCATCAGCAGCTTCAGTAAAAGCATCGTAATTCTTTGTTACTGAAATTGCTCTCTTAATAATTTCTTTGTCATCTAAAATGGTATCAAATACTTCAGCTGGATCTGGATAAACATTTTTCATAATATGTGTATACGATCTGCTATGAATAGTTTCAAAAAAGTCCCATGTAACAATACAACCTTCAAGTTCAGGTAACGATACGTGAGGCAAAAATGCTAGACATGGTCCTCTACCTTGCACACTATCTAATAATGTTTGATATTTTAGATTGCTTGTAAATATATGCTTTTGTTCTGGTCTGAAATTTTGAAAGTCTGTTCTATCTTTTTGTAAACTTACTTCTTCAGGTCTCCAAAAATAACCCAACATAGTTTGATTTAATTTGTCAAACACAGGAAATTTGAATACATCATATCTCTGTGTGTTTTGATCTGCACCAAAAAACATATTTTGCTTGGTGAAGTCTACTTTATCCTTGTTAAAAACAGTCTTTGCCATCTCTCTTATTCCTTCCTACGAAACTTTATTTATTTTATTACATAATTATACAAAAGTCAACCTAAATAGTACATGCTTCGCAATCTTCTTCATCAGCTGTGGCTTCGACTGTTTCAGGTGTTTCATCATGCCATCCTAATGAATGTTTTGGTTCTTCATACTCTATATCATCGTCAGTTTTATAATCATATGTATTCTGATAATAACTTGTTTTCCAACCTAATTTATAGGTTGTAAGTAAATCTTTTAACATCACACTCATAGGTACTTCATTATTTTCAAAGTGTGTTGGATTATATGACCAATTGCCTGAAATAGCTTGGTCAAAGAATTTTTGCATCACTGCAACAGTATTAATATATCCGTCATTGTTAGGCATATCCCATAACAATGTGTAATAATTTTTTAACGCACTATACTGCGGAACAATCTGTTTAAGAGGCCCTTTTTTGGATTTCTTAACGGACAAATAACCTCTTGGTGGTTCGATTCCGTTTGTGGCGTTTGACACAACAGAACTGCTCTCCGATGGCATCTGTGCGGACAACGTACTGTGCCGTAACCCGTGATCTCTAATGTCCTTACGAAGAGAAGCCCAATCATAGTGTAGTTTTTCCTTTACTATATCATCTAGTTCTTTTTTGTAAGTATCTATTGGTAAGATGCCTTCTGAATATTTAGTACGATTAAAATAGTCACATGCTCCTCTTTCTTTTGCAAGTTCATTACTTGCCTTTAGCAAGTAAAATTGAAATGCTTCTGAAAGTTGATGTGTTAATTTCCATGCTTCTTTGTCGCTGTATTTTGCTTTATGTTTTGCAAGGTAATGTGCAAGGCCAATGTAACCTATACCTAAACTTCTTCTTGCTTTTGTTGATTTCTCAGCCGCATCAATCGGATATCTTTGGTAATCAATAATTTCTTCCAAAGAACGTACTGCTAAATCGCATAAGTCTTCTAAATCTTCTAAATCTTTAAGTAATCCTACATTAATTGCAGATAAAATACAAAGTGCAATTTCTCCTTCACTATCGTCTATGTGTTCCAACGGCTTAGTGGGTAATGTAATCTCTTGGCACAAGTTGCTCATATAAACTTTGTCTTTGAATGAACTGTGACTATTACAATGATCAACATTCATTATATAAATGCGGCCTGTTTCTGCACGTTCCTTAATTAATGCTGAAAACAAATCCATTGCTGGTATAGTTTTCTTTCTTATCGAATAAGCCCTTTCATATTTTTCATAAAGTTCTTGAAATTCTGCAGGGTCTCCAAAGTATGCATCATATAAGTCTGGTACATCATGCGGCGAGAAAAGAGTTATATCTTGATTAGATAACAACCTTTCATACATTGTTTTATTAAGTTGAATTGAATAATCTAATTTTCTTACACGATTATCTTCTGTACCTTTATTATTTTTTAAAACTAAAATATCTTCGATTTCATAATGCCATATAGGGAAGTGGGTAGTTGCACTACCGCCACGTACTCCGTTTTGTGTACAACATCTTACAGTCGCTTCGAATTTTTTCAGAAACGGAATGATACCAGTGTGTGCTACTTCCCCGCCCCTAATCTTTGAGTTGACTGCTCTGATTCTGCCAGCATTAATGCCAATGCCTGCCCTTTGTGCAGTATAACGGCCAATGGCCATATCACTAGCAAAGATACTGTCCAAAGTGTCATTAGAATCAACCAGAACACAACTCGCAAACTGACGAACAGGGGTCCTGACTCCAGCCATGACAGGCGTTGGGATATTAATTTTAAAAAGTGAAGTCGCATCGTAATATCTCCTTACGTAATACATTCGATCTTCTTTAGGATAATTTGCAAATAGTGTAGCGGCTATCATCATATACATATATTGAGGAGTTTCAAATAGTTCTTCACTGCTACGATCTTGGCAAAGATATTTGTCCACCACTTGTCTTAAACCTGCATATGTAAAATTTTCATCTCTTTCATGTCTGATGTAAGAGTTAAGTTTTTCTAATTCGTCTGCTGTATACTTTTTCTTAATTTCCGGATCATATACTCCACGTTCAATATTTAGATCTATAAGTTCAGATAATGGAAGAGTTGTAAAATCACCAAAAACTTCTTTGTAGATGTTGTAAGCTAATAGTCTTGCCGCGGCGTATTGATAGTTTACAGAATCTAATGTAATTAAATCGTTTGCACTTCTAATTAACACTTCCTGTATCTCTGTGGTACTCATTCCATCATAGAATTGTAAATTTGCGTTCATTTCAATTTGTGAACTACTTACACCCGCTAAACCTTTACATGCATGTTCCACAACTACGTGGATTTTATCTATATTTAAATTCTCTTTGCTTCCATCTCGTTTAACGATCATAGTACCGTTTGACATATTATTTTTCCTCTTCATATATTATTAACTGTGATATTTATTATTGTAGCTCCGGCATCAAATAATTTTTTTCTATTATTACACTTTCTGGTAATTCATCAACATGTACATAATTATCATCTAATCCAATTATGCTTTTGTCTATTGAAAGTAGATACAACCTAGTGTTGCTTTCTATGTCTCTCGCTATAATTATCTCAAATTTACTATCCTTAAAACTTTCTGTTAACTGTAAAGTATAGCACATTCCAAGAACTTTGCAGAATATGCAATATTGGTTTTCATGTAATAACTCCCAAGGTCCAGGCCAAGTCTTGTTATTAAATGGATCTGTATGTATGCTTACTGTTGGTGCTAACCTGTAGAATTGAACAACATCATTTATTGGTTTAGGTGAATCTTCTAGTGTTTCCCTAAATTCACGCCACTTAGATAGTCTTCCTTCATAATTAAGGTTAAACATTTATCCACATGCGTTAAGTTTGAAAGTTCGTGACTTTGAAAGTCATTTTGGTTTGATCATCAGTTGGCATTGTGCTTGTGTAATTTATGTTAATAGTGTCGCTTACTGCATCTCCATCTTCATCTGTTTTTGTTACGTTAAACTTTATTGCCTCTAGATAAGTTTCATTTCCTGTAAAATGATACTCATCGTTAAATTCTATGTCACCGTCTGTGCTATTTACAGTAATATTTAATGTGCCGCTTCTAGTTGAAGAATAATTATTACTTGCCAACATGTAATCTATTTGAAATTTTTGATGTTTATATTGCGGAAGTCTAATTGCTTTTACGTTTGTGCCTCTACCAATGGTTATTACATGAGATTCTTTCCAGGACCACACTCCAGAATTTTCTACTTCTGGCCAATAAACCTTTCCTGTCATGTTCTCTGCTGTGTAAGATAATTCTTTTGTTCTTGCGAAGTGATCATCTGTACTTGAATTACCATCTTCTACAAATTTAATGATTGCTGAGTTAGGATTGCCATCTGAAGAACCGTCATTGGCTACTAATTTAAAACAATTATTAGAACTTGTATTGTATTTGCCTTTATGGACCCATATGCCGTGATAGTTAATATTTGTAAAATTAGAATGTAAGATAGAATTATTAACAGGGCCTGTAGACTGTCCTGTTGACGGAGCGCCTAAGACCATATCTATGCCAAACACAATTCCATAACCTAAGCTATCAAATTTACAACGTGTCCATATGTTATTGTTAATATCATAATTACTCATCACACCGTAGGCAAAACCATGCACTTCAACTTGAGAAAAAACGTTTCCTGTTGATTCTACCGATCCGCTCAAACTATTAATTACAATACCAATATCACTAGCATAATCTGTTGGTATAGTATTGCCTGATTGCCAAGGTCCTACAATTTTAATATCTCGAAAAGTACTGTCTTTACAAGATTGTAATACAAGTCCTTGACTGCTTGCTTGTGTTGTTTCTAGAGTCAAACCTTCTAGTCTAATATTTCTTGCTTGGTTAATTAAAGACGAACCACTATCGTCACCTCTTGCTGATTTTCCTGACGTACCTGCAATCAATTGATTTTCAGTTTTAAATATGTCACCAGTAGTTGTCTTTTTAATAATAGTTTTATCAGCCCCTGCTCCTACAATCGTTGTGTAAGGAGGTATATAAACTGTGTTGTTTAAACTGTATACACCAGGTTCTAAATGTAAAACAACTCTGCTTTGGCTTGTGCCTAAAGAAGATGAATTCAAATAAAGCTGATCTATTGCATTTTGTAATTTTACTGTAGCATCTGCACCTTCTATGCCAGTTAACCCAAATGCTCTAGCTGATACTCGATCATCAAGTCTTTCTTGTAAAGTTCTTCTTACAGGATTAGTTGCTGAGTCTCCGGTTACAACATATGGATCATTAACACGATATGCATATGTGTCTATTAAAGTAAAAAGATTATCATGTTCAGTTAAAATTTTAGTATTGCCAACTCTAGGTGCACCTTCAGATACGGCACCGTTACCAACATAAAGTTCTTGTGTATCAATAGCCCAACCTAGTTCTCCACTAGATAATTGTGGTAGTCCAGAACCTTGGTTCTTTTGACCTCTTCTAATTTGTATTTTTGATATTTGTACGACTGCCACTGAGTTCTCCTTAATTTAATATATTTATGCGAACTTGTCGTAATACTCATAAACCCTGTCCCACCATTTAGACTCCCATTCAGCAAAGTCGTTGGGCCATAAGTCAAATTGTTGGTATTGTAGGTCTCTACTACACATGAATATATGACCTTCTTTTATGTCTGTGCCATATAATTCATTGTGTGCTAATGCATATGCAGTTAATTGCAAATAATAGTCGTCTACCCATTCTTTTTTCTTAGGTTTATTTGTTTGTTTAAAGTCCATAATTGCCGGTACATCATCATATGTTCCAACTAAATCTGTTGTTCCTGCATATATTTTAGGGTGATATAACTGTACTTCACTGCCCCAAATTTCAGTCACATGACTATCCAAAACATTCTCTCTAATTTGAGATGCCATTTTATGAGCCTGTTGTGCATAAGGATTACTTCCTGGTGTCGGCCAGTTAGGCCAATCAGCAATATAGTCCTCTAGATACTTGTGCATACGTGTACCAACACCTGATGCTTCGGTAGTAATTTCTTTAGCTTTTATTTCGCCTACACGTTTACGCCATGCAATTAGATGTGTTTTATCTTTTGTAGCATCTAAAATAGTTGTTACACTTGCGACAGCATTACCATCAGGACATGCATATAAGCGTCTGCCCTCCACACTTTTCTTTTTGATTTCTTTGTAATCGTACTTCTCTGTAATTAAAGTCATTATGATTGTTCTTCATCTTTTTTAATCTGTGCTTCCCTGTCATAGTAATTCATTTCACTATAGTGCGGGCTTGTATAATATGGCGATACAGTTGAATTTGGATCATCTTCAGCAGTGATTGTATGGACTTCTGGTACATAATGTTTGACCATATTCTCAACACCCATTTTTAATGTTATTGTGCTACTTGCACAACCACTACATGCTCCGCCAAGAATAAGTTTTAAATGTCCGTCATCATAATCTACAAAATCAATTACACCACCGTGACCAGCTACAGCAGGTTTAATATTCTCTTCTATTAAATGTTTGATTTGCTCGATGATTTCTTCGTTTGAACGCATTTTATTTCCTTATTCCGTTATTGTACGATATAAGATAACAAAAGTCAAGTTCTATTTTATAATTTGGCGCCAACGTCCGTAGCTGACTTAGCCATTTGTGAAACTGTCTTGTCGCCTTGATCAGTATCAGCTTGGTTGGTTCCTTTTGCAGGCTTCTTAGTTTTTGGTTCAATACCTTTTTCACTAAAGTTTGCTGTCATAGTCTTGACCCTAGGATCTGTATCGTATGCAGCCTTAAATGTACCATAATCAAACATTTCTCCGCCAATATTCTGCATCAACTTGTTAATGTCTAATACTTTAGCACCTGGATGACTTTTTGCTATTTCATCTCTAGCCGCTTTATCTGGTTTTTCAAATGGAAGATATACTGATGTGCCGCTTGAATCAGCACTACCAATTATTGTTCTTAATAACTGTACTAATTTTGAGGGTTGGCCGTCTTCACCGGCCTCTAGAACTTTTTTTTTGAACCAGCCAAAATCTGTCCAAGCCGTCTTGACATTTCAATTGATTCTCGTTTAGCTCTGCCTGCTTCTTCTTCTCCACCTACGCCTGCTTCTGCGGCAGCAAATTCATCATCTTGATCTACTGTCGGTTCCATTTCAGTATCTACTGCTGGAGCGTCTGGATCTGGCTCTGCACCCATTTCGGCTTCTGGTGCTTCACCTTCTCCTGTGAGCATGCCAACACCTTGTGTTAGTGCGGCTCTTGTTGTTTCCATTGCGGCATACATAGATTCAAGTGCAGGTTTGACTGTTTGCACAAATGCATCTGATTGCTGTACACCCATTTCATCGCGGATAGCATCTGCTAATTCTAGCATTGATTCAGTTTGCATTTCTGCTGTGTCTTCCATCCAACTGGTTACTCTATCTACCATGTCTTTTGAAGCCATAACTAATTCTGCTTCGTCTTCCTTGCCTTCTTTTACTTTTTTCTTTTTAGCAATAGCTTGTTGCAATCCTTTTGGTAATTTTTTCTGTTTTGCTGATAGACCTTTTGAACCATCTTTTTTATCATCGCCACCTTTTTCTTTCTTATCTTGTGCGGCTTTTGTCATAGGTTCTGTTTCGTTTCCATCGTTGTCGATATCAGCAAAGTCTGGCTTTGCACCTTCGTCCATTTTTTTATCTCTAATGCATCTTTTACCATCCGAAGATAGAGTATATCCATTTGGACATTTTCCATCTTTTGGCACTGGTGAAATACCTTCGTTAGTTTTCTTGCCACCTTGTGATGGAGATGATGTAGCATGTGATCCTTTTTTCTGCATTTTTTTAGAATCCTTATCAGCTTCTTTTTCATCATCCTTACTGAATTCTGCAATGTTCTCTCTTTCAGATATTTCAGCATTTAAAATATCAAGCATTAGTTTTGATTTTTGATATTTGTCATTCTTATGTACATCATCGAAACTTTCTGTAGTTTCAATAGAGGAAAGCTGTGTTCTTAGTTTGTTACGGGCATCATCTAGTTGCTCGTTAGTATAGTTTTGAACGTTAAGTTTCTTTCCAAATCTCTTAGCCAAAGTTTCATTTAAACTTTCAACTGTTATCGGCTTTGTTATTTCTTTCAAATTCATAGTAACTTTCCTTAATGGACTTATATTATTTACATTTATTTATCTAAAGATATGTGATTCCAGTGCTTGAGTGGCATTCTCTACCTTATATTTTGCTATATCGTAACGGTCATACGTACATGCACGTTTTAATTCATCACTAGTGTTCTTTATAGTATGTGAATAAAATATACAATCTATATAGTTTTTTTGTAATAATTGGTCTAATTTGATAATTTCATGATGATCAGTATTGTCATTTTTGGCTAATTTTTTAGCTAATGCAATGGCTGCAGTTTGGGAAAAGCATTGGTGTATAATTTTATTTGTGCTACAGTCAATAATAATATACGCACTTTTTTTCTTGCGTATGGCATATCCGCCAATACGGATGCTGTTGCCTTTTTTATAAGGAAAATCAGCAATGTCTATACTTCTGTTTATTAAATCAGAAAGTTCTTCTATTATTTGATTATTACTAGGTACCTTCCCCATTTTTAACCACCATTACAGTTGAGCCCATTTTAAATTTACTTACCAGACTTTTTCGAACTAATTGTTCTATAATGACTTGCTGTCTTTCTGTAAATCCTTCATATGGACTTGCTTTATCTATTTCGTTCAAAACTGCTTGTTCTTCGTTCGTTGTATAAGTGTTTTGAAGTAAATCTGAAATTTTCATTATACTGTACCAGTGGTCCCTGTTGTGCCCTGGGGTTCTTTTTGTTTATTCATAGAATCCTTTTTCATTTTTTCAGCCGCTTTGGCTTGCTGATCCATTGTGGTCTTCAGCTTGTTAGGATCTTTTAATAAATTTTGATCAGCAGGTGTTTGGCCCGGCTCTAAAGCCTTGCCCGGCTCTGCTATTCCTATGTTGCCGTCTTTATCTTTAAAGACTGTGCCAGTGGATTTATTTCCTTGGTCTGTATCTATATCTGAAACAGAACCATCTGGCATTACTGCTTGTGCAATAGTTTTAGTTTGTATGGTAGGCATTACATTTTCTGTTATTTCTTTTATTTTCATTATATTCTACCTCCACGTCTTTTGTTTGTTGGTCGGTTAATAACTTGTAAGCGACGAGATCTAACATTTTGTGCTCTTGTTTTAATACCAGTCATTTTAACTTTCCCTTGTTTAGAAGCTTTTGTTTTTTTCAGTGTTTGTCCTTTAGAAACATCAAGTGGTTTATTGCAAGATGCCGGTGAAGCCATTACTCTTCCTTTACGTACTCCGCTTGTGCATCTATACTTCCTCACTTGCTTGCCGCCTTGTCTAGACCAAACTAACCCTTCTTTCATATTTTCGTTATAATATTTTAAAAACTCTTCATGCCTTTTATGCATTGCCGCAATGTCAGGATTTTTTAGATATAACTTTAACCAACCCTTAAATTCAGGACTGTCTTTTAACTCCTTTTCACTTTTGAAGATATCAAATATGCCTTCATTGGTGTTTTCTGTTATTTGTCTAAGTAACAATTACTTTCTCCTACGAGTTGACTTATTCATAGCCTGAACTCTTCTACTTGCGGGATTGGTTCTTTTTGTCCTTTTTGTTTTCCTAATAAGCCTTTTACCTAAACGTGCTTTCATACGTTTGATATTTGCTCTCTTTTTAGGATCAATCCTAGCATAACATTGTCCTGGAACTGAAACTATACGGCCATGCCTGACACCGCCCACGCATCTATATTTGCGGACTACGTCTTTACCTTTTCTAGCCCAGGTAAGACCTTCATCGATTTCGTCGTTAGATGTGATCTCTCTTAGTAGCATGTACTTATTTATTAATTTTTTGGAGTGTATATTGTATCTTGGAGGGGACTATTAGCTTGGAAAGTTATTTATTACAACTATAATTGTAGATAATAACCCTGTAATAATAGTCGCTGTTGCACCAAACATCACCTTAATCATTGTTTTATTACCGTGTGTAATATCATGATGAATGTGTTCAACTTTCTCTTCGATCTTAGTCAAACGATTATCAAGCTGCTCATATCTTTCTTGACATAAGTCAACGTGTGCTTCTAGATTCTTTTTTTCGAGGGCAGTTGCCATTTTATAATTATTCCTTATATATTAAGTAAACTCGCAGTTGGCCTTAAGTGTGTATTATAAAATAGCCTAGTTGAAGTTAGTTCTTCTTCAACAATAGTATTTATTCCGGATTTATTAAAACATAATATATTCATATTATTCATCACTTATTTCAAATATTATATTTTTATGTTTTTTATCCTTGGTTCTAAATACACTATTTTGAAATTTTACAGTTTCTTCTAGTCCAGATAGCACAGGCACTAAATCAAAATCCTGTTGTAGCAGGTCCAAATTAACGCCAGCTTCTGTTTCAAAATTAAACTTGAAAGTCCAATAGTTTTGTTTACCTGTAAACGATGTGCCAAACCCTAGCCCGTCCAATTCGGAATTCTTTGTTTTAAGTGAAATTGGATTTGGATTAATCCTTAGTCCTGCGGTTTGTAACATTGTCATGTAATTTGCTTGTTGACTTAACTTAAACTTGTCGTCGCCTCTGCGGGCTTTAGTTTCAGTTATATCCACTAGAGTTGTTAAAATTACGTTCATACTGTATTTACAGTATAAAAAAAGAGCTCACAATAAATGTGAGCTCTTAGTTTTTAACAATCTAACTATTAAGTTAAATTACGCTACTACGAATGTAGTTGCAGCTGTTACAGTTGCACCTGACATATCATAATCGTTAGGTCCTGCTGTAGAACCTAATTCTCTAAGTCTGCCCTGTAAAGAAGCAGCTGTTACGCTGTGTCCGTCACATACAACAGAAAGTTGACCGCTGTTGTCGTTAACAAAGCAGTATGCTAAAGGCTGAACTACTGAAAGAATTAATTCGCAAGCTTCGTTAGCTGCGTCGTCTTCTGCACGTAGGTCACCGCCTGCGTCGATTACAAATAATGCAATTTGTGATGTTGATACGGTATTTCCTGCAATTACTGGTGGAATACCATTTACTCTTGTTACTGATGCCATTTTTTTCTCCTTGTTTCTCTTAAATGGACAATCTCACGCTCAGTGAGTATTGTTAATAGTATTTATACAATTGGAAAAAAATAGGTGGATAAGAGCTTATTTTCTTGCTTTTTTGGCTCTATTATGTAAAACTCTAAGGTTTTGCACGTATGTAGGACCTGCTGACACTATATCGTCTACCATTTTAATTATAGGCATGTATCCCTTTAAGAATGTGCTTGGAATAGAATTACCAGACTGTGCTAGGTCTAAGAAACGTTTAGCGGCCATTAAATTGCCTGTACCAACAAGTAATCTATAAAATTGCAATGCGGATTGTCCTGCACCTAAATCTGGTGTGCTTACAGTAGGTTCATTGTCTTTTACATCACGAGTTTCTAATCCTCTATCTTTAACAAACTTTTCAAAGTCAGAAATAATATCACTAGATCTTAGTTTAGCTCTTACTGCAAATAATAATTTTGTTGTGGAATTTTCTCTTTCAATTTTGGTCAAACCACGTATGTTTGTAATTAATCTTCGTATATTCTTATAGTCTGTATTTTTAATATTCAGTGCATTTTCTAATTTAATAAAAAGTTCACTGACACTTGTTGGTTCTGCATTGTGTGATAGTTGTGTAAGATATCTGTTAACTGCCATAACAGGTAATCTCGTTTTAGAACGTATATCTTTTGCGGCTTCTGGATCTTTTAATTTTTCCATTGCTTCATCGTCGCCTGCTACAAAATATATAAAATTATGTAAGTCAGTGCTAAACATCCTAAAAATATTATAATTGTTTCTATTAGTTGTGTTACTTGCATATCTTTTAACGATAGAGCTATACTTTGGGAAATGCCTCATTTGTTCTAGGCAAAGGAGTATCAAGTATAGTCGTTGACAACAATCAGTATAAGTCAATACTCTTGCGTTGTTGTCATCACGCAACATTCTTGCTTCGTAAATTTCTTCTTTTAGAAACTCCATCATTTGATCAGTACCTTTTACTCAGGCATTCCAGATCTTTTATTTTGGATCGCCATTTTAGTTGTATCAGACATATATTTTTGAACATACAAATTCATCATAGACTTGCCATCTGTTGTATCTAAAAATGGTACAAGCCCTACTTTTGTTTCAATGTCTTTACGAAATGCTTCTTTCTCTTCTCTGTCAGTAAAATTAACAGTTTCACGCGATAACAATCTTTTTATATTCGCCGCTTGATCCATTGTGATTTTAATCTCAGAACCATCTTTTGTTGTGATTGTATCTATTGGGTTAGGATTTGTTCTTGAATCTAATATCTTTGCTATTTGATTAATTAAAGAGAACTTATCACCTTTTGCATCTGGGTTATAAGCAGGTTCATCTCGGTCTAGTTCTTTACCATGGTCACCTAAACCTAAATCATCCATGTCTCCTTCTGCAATTTTTTCTAATCTATTGGCCAAATCTCTTATATCTTGGGCCACTGATTTCTTTTCCATTACTACTCCTTTATCGTTGTACGGCTCTATTTGCCGCTGTAAACCCGCCTTCACCTCTATTTACCAGCTTCATATCACCTGCGGGGTTTGTTAATACGTAGCCTTCTCCGCCTCTATTTTTGCCTATAGTTGCTATTACATCTTGGTCGTGGTTATCAAATTGTTGTATAATATCATCTTTGACCGTGATTAAACCTTTCATAATTGCCCACATGCTTTCCCAGCCTTTTTTATTAGCTTTTACATGGTCTAACAATTTTTGTTGTTTCCTAGCACTAACTCCACTAGTTGGTAACCATTTGAAAAAGTCTTCTCCTAAACTACTGAATCCTGTATCTACTTTTCCGTTAGTATACTTATATATAATTTTTGGTAAATCTTTCATTTGCATTTGTATAAGATATGCTTCATCTAGTAGTTGATCTAAAGCAGGACCATCTCTTGAAATCATTTCTTTCATTTTGTTAATCTTGCTATCATCTATTTTGGCAGGCTTCTGCACTGACTGCGGCGGAAATACAAATACATCATCGCCGAGAAATACTTGATTTAAATCAGCTGTTACAGGAACTTCAGTACCTCTATCATCTAAAATTCTATGTACCACTACACCTGTTGTAGACGCTTTAATTTTTTGCCCTAAAGGTGAATCTTGTTTAACTTGGTATGTAACAATGTTAGGTGTGAACTCAAAATAACCGTCATCATTGATAGGTGGGGTTGTATAGTATAATAAGTCACCTTTATAGTATCCTTCAAAGCCTTCTGGCAATGCTGTTTTATAGGCGTTAAATATATTTTTCATATTGTTAGCAAAGCTGACGTAACCTGGATCACTTTTGTTTGCGCCACCTTTGCGATCCAAAAACATTGCTTTTAATTTTTCTGGACTTTTAGGCTTGCCATCATAACCTTTTGCTGTGAAACCTGATTTGTCTGTGAGTATAAATTCTCCTTGTTCATTGTTACCAAATATAATTGCAGGAGATCCATCCCATTTGATTGTTGCATCTACATGTCCGCCTTTTTCTAAACTTCTTAAACCTTCTAAAGCTCTTGCTGCTCCTTTAGATCCTTCAAAATAAACAAGATCTTCAAGATGCTGTATGCGAGCTTCCATGCCCTCAGCTATGTTTTTCTTTGGTTTTTTACCTTTACCAAAAAGTTCTTTGCGTCTTTTAAAATCATTGACAACTTTATCTTTGACTTTCTGAACGACATTTTCGTTTATTTTAAATTCATGATATCTCATTAGTCATCTCTTTTATTATATCAAAATAAAGTTTTGTTTCTTTTGTTGGTTGAAACTGTGTGCCATCCCAAGTACCGTCTTTGTTAGCGCCTTTGCCATAGTATGTAGTCTTACCGTTTACATCAACTTCTCCTGCTGGGTGTACTAAGGTCATTGCTGCTCTTGCTTGTTTTTTAAGATCTCGTGCTTGTTGTTTTAATTTTTTATAACCTGGATCTTTTGTAAAGTCAAATCTCTTTGCATTAGGATTTTGTTTAGCATAGTTATCTGCGAATGCTCGCATCTGATTACGTTCAATATCTTTTGCTTGATCTTTTAGTTTTGTACTTTCATCATTGTCTGCATATTTAGATGCAAACCTAGTAGTACTACCTCCTCCTGACTGTGATACAGTTTTTGTAGTTCCACCCGTTCTAGTAACACTAGAAGTTGATGTACTATTACTAGTTGTGTTGCTCGTGCTTGTATTAGTGTTAACATTATCATCACCGTCAAGTGCTTTATCGAAATCATCATCACCGTCAAGTGCTTTATCGAAATCATCATCTCCGTCTAGAGCTTTGTCAAAGTCATCATCGTTATCACCATCTAATGCTTTATCAAAGTCTGACTTTTGATTATTTGCTACTCTAGGATCCGAAGATAAGTCTTTAATTTTTTGTTGGTCTGCGGCATTTTGTTGTGCATATTTGTCATCTATTGCTTTTAATTCTGCGGGATAACTTGGATCGTCTGGGTCATCAGGCACGCCGTCATAATATTTACTATTAGGATCATCAAGTTGTGCTTGAACCCATTTACGTTTTTCATCTTCAGCCGCTCTACTACTACCTTGTATTTTTGCTTTCAAGTTTGCAACATCATTTTGCCTACCACTCACATCAGTGCCAAACCTTTTTTCATATTCTGCTCTTGATACAGGCTTCCCATCTAGTGTGTAAGTGCTTGCCGCACTTCCATCTTGAGCTTTAGTTGGAGTTTGGTCACCAGTTGGTGCTGTATTAGCTGTTGGTTCAGTAGTTGGTTCTGCATCAGTTGCAGGTGTGTTAGTAGTTTGTGATGCTGGCGGTTGTTTAGGAGCAGTTGTCTGTGCGGCAGGTGCTGTTGCTTTAGCATCTGCTGGTTGAGTATTAGCAGGTTGTGTTGTTTGCGGAGTAGTAGCCGCTGATTTAGGTTGATTGCCACCTGTTGGTGCGGCATTTGCCGGTGTAGCTGGTGCTTTTGGTTCAGCTGTTTGTGGTGCTGGTGCTGTTGCTGGCTTTGCATCTCCTGCTGGAGCAGTTGTAGCCGCTTGTGGTTTAGCACCGCCTGCATTTATTTTTGCAAGAGTTTGATCTCCTGCTTG